TCACGCGATATTCACCAGTTCAGCAAAAGCGCCTTGTGCCATATTTGTGCCATTCCCCGCCAGGAATGAGTCGATTTGCATGGCATGCTGCGTCAGGTGATTCGGTGCCAGATGTGCATAACGCTGCACCATCTCGATACTTTCCCACCCGCCCATTTCCTGTAGCGCACTGAGTGGCACGCCGGACTGCACAAGCCAGCTTGCCCAGGTGTGCCGCAGGTCATGGAAGCGGAAATTTTCTATTCCCGCCCGCCTTAACGCTGCGCGCCATGCCGTGTTAGCATCAGACCGCATTTTGCGCACCGCCTTTGTTCTCGTTCCATCCGGGCGAACGGATGATTCAGTGTGAACAAAGACCCACCGGTTATGTTTCCCCAGCTGCTCCCGCAGCACCTTACAGGCCGATTCGTTCAGGGCGACCCCAATCGCCCTTCCTGCTTTCGCGTCCTCGGGGTGAATCCACGCGACCTTCCTCTGCATATCAATTTGTGACCACTCCAGATCGGTGATGTTCGATCTGCGCAGCCCCGTCGCCAGTGCAAAAATAACAACGGGCTTCATATGCTCGGGAAGCTCCCGGATCAGGTTCGCCGCTTCCTCTTTGGTTAGCCAGCGAATACGCTTATTTTTTGGCACCGGGCATTTGATGTTCGGCGCTTTGGCTATCCATCGCCATTCGTTGGCCGCACATCGTAACAGCGCCCGGATGAAAGCAAGGTGCGTCGCCTTCGTCGCCAGCGACGCTGGTTTATCCTTAAATTCAGGAACCGGCTTACCCCTTCGCAGCAGGCTGTCCCGTTTAGCCTCCCAGTTCATTCGATGTTTGCGATTAACCATCGAACTCACCGCCGACAAGATCCTGTCTTCCGTGATTGCTGACAGGTCCATTCCTTTGAAGTGCATCCTCCAGAATCCGATCCGGCTTTTGTCATCGTCCAGGCTTTTCTTGTGCTGCTTTTCGTTAAGCCAGCGAACGCACGCTTCATCGAACGTTCGCGGCTTAAACTCCCCCATCTTATCAACTCGCCATGCTTCAGCTTTCAGCTGATCATAGAGCTCCTGCGCTTGCCTTTTGTCCGTTGTCCCAAGAGACCGTCTAATTCGACTTCCACCAGGCGTAACGAAGTCGCAGTGCCACGTACCGGCACGTTGTTTGATTGACATGCTTTTTCCTCCTGCACATCAACCGCATTCACGGGTTGATTGTGGATCGGGTTCTTCACTGCCGCAATACAGTCTGTTTTGCAGATCAGGTATGGGCTTTTTTTCTTATGTGGATTTTTTCGGGTAGCAGCCAGGCGACCGGACTTTATCCACTGGGCAATCGTGCCTTTATCCACTTTTAGGAAGGCGGCGGCCTCATCTCTGGTAAATACTTCTTCTTCCATCGATGTTCTCCAGTGGCCCCAGCCGGGGCCGTCATTGTTAATCAGTGTGCCTGTGCTGGCAGGTTTCGAAGTTTACGAACGCCGATCATTGCTGTGGCGACATAGCTGGTGGCCCGGTTGACGACTTCGACGGTGACCTTCATGCCATCCACCTCAACGGTGTAATTTGTCTGGCGCTTCTGCCTGCCGTAATCGCCATATTTTGCGTGGTGCGCCGCCAGCGCAACATCGCAAGCGCGGCGACCAATAGGTGATTGCTTACTGCGATTAATCAGCTTCATCATCACTGCACTCCCAAAGTGGCTACGACATCACTCGCTGTTTCGCGGGTGCTGCCTTTGCTGGATATAGCCCGGCGAGCACTGACGCGGTGCAGCGTGAAGCCGTGCTGTTCGTAAAGTTCAATTACGCGCGGAGCGGTAGAATTGCTGATCACCACTTTTGCCCCCCGCAGGTGGGCTGCCACACAGCTTTCCGCAAGCTCTACCTGGCTATCCCATGAGAACCCACCAGCCGCGTAGTTAGTGAAACCAGCGGTGCCGGGCAGCGGTTCATAAGGCGGATCGCAGTAAACGACGTCACCATCACCTGCCAGCGCGAGCGTGCGCCTGAAGCCTGCATTCATGAATACGCATGCGTGAGCCTTCCGCTTAAATGCCTCGATCTCTTCTTCCGGGAAATATGGCGCTTTATATTTCCCAAAGCCGACGTTAAAAAAACCGTCCAGGTTGTAACGGATCAGGCCGTTGAAGCAGTGCCGGTTGAGGTAAAGGAATGCTGCTGCGCGCTCGACCGCATCCAGCCGCTGCGCGTTGAATGCTTCACGAATTACCATGTAGTTTTCGGCATCATTCAGATGCCTGAATGCCTTCATTGCCTCATAGATAACCGAATCGGGGACCACCGCCAGCATCTGATACAGGTTAATCAGGTCAGCGTTGACGTCAGCCAGAAGGAAGCGTTCGTGCTTGTCTGAGTTAAGGAACACCGAGCCGCCACCCACAAAAGGCTCAATAAGGCGCTTACCTGCGGGGATCAGGCGATCCAGTTCCGGCAGCAGCGCATATTTGCCGCCAGCCCATTTAAGGAACGGGCGCTGCCAAATTCGTGATGCGGGATTGTGTGCTGGTGGCAGCTTAACCGCTTCATTGATTTGCTCAACGCAAACATTTACAAATCCGTAATTCATGCTGCCACCTGCTTTTCGTTAAGTTCTTCAGCCAGTCGTTGCGCCTTCAGTGGGTTGGTAACGACATCACCCCACGGCATCAACCATCCGTTTTTCTCTTTGAGCCAGGGCAGGCGCACCGCGCCAACCCTGATTTCGTCCTGTGCGTGTGTCATAACGCATAGATAGAGTGAGAAGGGAACGGGAGACCAATCGGCGCAAATGGGATATCGTCGTCAAAGTCGACCGGTGGCTGACCGCTGTTCTGCTGCAAGCGAGACTGTGGTGCGCCGCCAGTCTGATTTGCATAAGGGTTACCGCCATGTTGGGTATTGCGTGGTCCAGAGAACTGCGCGCCGCCGTGAATACGTTCGTCCTTATCCTTCATCGACATTTCAAGCGCGGCGATCGCTTCTGCTGGGGCGTTCTCAGCGTGTTCGGCGTAGGTCTTACGCGTTCCCGGCTGGAAAACGTGGCGCACTTCGAACTTGTAGCCGTCGCCGCCGTCGTTTTTGGTGTACAGCACCTTCTGGAGGAACAGGCCCACCTTTTTGCCAACCAGTGCCGGGCAGTGCCATTCGATGCCGTTTTGGCCCTGTACCTGCTGCGGTTGCGCCTGTTTGACCTGGGCGACCCACATCAGCGCTGATACCAGCCCCATGCCGAAAGTCTGCTGGCCGTCTTTGCCGAGGAAGTTAATGCGCAGGAAATTCGCCTTGAGCCCGTTGGAATCCAGGCTCAGTTCGAGCGCCTGGGACTGGCTGCCATCTTTCCCGAAGGTGTACACCGCAGAAACGATTTCGCCCTCGTAAGCGCCGGTTTCGCTGATCCCGCCTGTTGCGCCAGCTTTCTTCGCCATCTCAGCAGTTTCGTTGTTCCACATAAAAGTCATTGGTTGGTTCATCGTTAATTCCTCAGAGTTACAATTCGGTCATAAATTCGGTGATAGCCACGTCTACGGCGTGGAGGTCGTTGTCCATTTCCGTCTGATCAGGGAACAGGTCAGGCGGTGCTTTGGCGGTGTCGTTGTCATCGCCTTTGATGAGAAAGACGTGTTTGCCGTCCTTCTTGATGGCGCGCAGCACGATGGAGAAATAGCCCTCTGGCGTCAGCTTTTCGTTGAGCATCTTTCCGGTAGTCTTCATGCGGATCTTTCCCTCGGTCTCTTCGGTGTGAGCCAGGAAATAAACGCGGAAGTCGTCCGGCAGTTCGGTGGCCGCCATGATGATTCGCCAGATGTGATCTGCCATTTCGGTGAACTTGGCATAGCCGGTCTGGTACGCGCGGTTCATGTTTTCGTGCTGCATGACCACCTGGAAATCGTCGATGATCAGGACGCGGCGCGTTTTCGACTGCACCATGCGATAGATGGTGTCCAGCACCGTTTCCCAGTTATCCGAGCGCAGAACGTTACCGCGCTGTTTGCTTCCGTCTGGCAGCAGCTTGCCGTGAAGTTTCCAGCCCGCAGACTTGAACGGCAGCATTTTGGGGATGCACTGGAGCAGCATCACATCGTCCGGATTGAAGTTGCGCAGGCTGTAGGACTTGCCCGCGCCAGAATCACCGAGGATCAGCACTGGAGTACCCATCATTTACCCCCGCTCAGCCAGTGTTCAGCCGTAAACAGCACGTCTTCGTCGTCGCTGTTGGCAACGAGCCAGCGCAGGTAACCCGGTTCTGTTTTTGCCAGCTCTGCGAACGGGACGCCTTTATGCTTACCGAAGCGGAGCGCATGCAGCAGGGAAGGGTTATTGGAGATGGCCCGCATTTCGCCCATCGTCCATTTCGCCAGGCGGCCCATATAGAGCAACAATTCGGCGGTGACGTAGCAGTCATACAGCGCGCGGTGGGCGTAAAGCCCTTCCGGTACTTCCGGTTTCAGCCCGAGGCTGTAACGCAGGTACTGGTTACTGTGGCTCTTGTGCTCCGGCAGGAGCGAACGCGCCAGCTTGGCGGTGCAGATCCACGGCGCATCAATCTGCGGCAGCTTGGATTTGTCGAACTTCGCGTTGTGAGCGACGTAGGCATCAGCCCCCAGATAGCGGCCAATTACTTCACTGAGCAGCGGCGCGCCTTCCACCATGTCTTCGGTGATATGGTGAATAGCCATGGCCTCAAAACCGATCGCCACGCCTGGCTTAACGAGGTCGCTCATTGGGTTGCAGATCACACCATCGACAATATCGACGCTGGCGATTTCCACCACGGTTTCCGGGCCGCCTTCCAGCCCTGTCGTTTCGGTATCAATGACACGCAGCATTATTAATCCCCTGTGTTCTGTAATCACAAACTGCATCGAAGTGCGCGAGCTGGTGGGCGATGGCCTCAAGGTCAGCTGGCGATAAGTGGTACATCAGGCACAGCAGCGCGATAAGGTTCATGGCTTGCTGTTGGTTTTCGGAGCGCATCGCTTTTTCTCCTGTTCTGGAAGCCCGGCACCGTGGAGGCTGCCGGAATCAATTCAGTCTTTCGGATTGAGCTTTTCTGTCAGTTCTGCCACACAATCACGCCCGGCCTTTTTGTATGCTTCGGCTGCATTGCCGTCATACTTGTCGTCTACTGCCTGTTCGAACTGCTCGATGGAACCGAAGAAGCAACCAGCGGCGATCCGAAACTCTTTGCCGGTCCACATAGCGAAGATGGTACGGCTGGAGTAACCGCAGTTTTCACGGTAAGAAACGTTCGTGATCTTCTCCGGGCGCAGGTAGAGCGAGCCGCCCACGGTCAGATTGTCCGGCAGCGCGGTGATGCTGGTGCCGCGCAGGTCGAGCCAGCCGCCCACGGTCAGATTGTCCGGCAGCGCGGTGATGCTGGTGCCGCGCAGGTCGAGCCAGCCGCCCACGGTCAGATTGTCCGGCAGCGCGGTGATGCTGGTGCCGCGCAGGTCGAGCCAGCCGCCCACGGTCAGATTGTCCGGCAAGGCGTCGACGCCGCTAACATCTTCCAGATCTAGATTGTGGGTGACGGTAATATTCCCGTTATCGGAAACAGTGTGCTGAATATCGTTTTTAACGAGGTACTTAATTAAGTCGAACATTGCTGATCCTTAAATTTTGGGTGTAACAATCCTGTCGCTTTAATAGCCGACCATTCGGTTAAATTCGGTTATGCTGGTGGTGTCAGCCCTGCGATTCGCCGCAGAACGGGCAGAAACTCATTTTTACGTTGGTTTCCAGGCGGTTCAGGTTTTTAGCCATTTCGCCGTTTTTCTTTTTGGCCCGGTACGCCAGTTTGTATTTCAGCATCACAAACAGTTTGCCTTCGGAAAGAGAAAGAACCTGATTATCCCAACCGGTATCAAAAGTGCTTTCGCTTACTTCAGCACCTTCCGGAACCTTCTCTTTCAGTCGCGCTTCGATCTGAGCACCGACCTCATTAATGCAGTTGCACATCCCTTATCCCTCAAAATTTCGCGTCATAACCCGCTGGCGTTTCGTCAGCGTGAATGATGCCTTCGACTGGATAGCAGTTAGTGACGCCCATTTGCTCACTCGCTGCCGCTTCACATTGCTGCTGATTGTCGAAAATACCGACAACAGCGTCCTGGTAATCACCGTTCGTCATGGTGATGGTCAGCACTAATGCGTACAGGGCTCCCATCAGTGAGTCCCCGCAGGCACAAGATTTGGTTCGATGGTGCGTGAGGCATAAGGGCGGCGAATGTTGCGCAGGTTGCCCTGCGGTTCGTGCCAGTAGGTGCCGTCGCGGTAGTCGTAGGAAACCTGCCATGCTGCGCCGGTGCGACTGTTGCGCATGACGACTGCACGACCGTTGTTTGGTACTGCGTGGTTAGTTTTCATCTCATCCCCTTGCCGTCTTCCCGGCTGCCAGAACTTTTACCCGGGCATTCGCGTTTGAATGCGTTGTTTGGATGAGCTAACAATAGCTAAAGCGATTATTTGAGTCAATCGCCTAAACGATAATTTATTTAGCTAAAGCGATAATTTTATGATTTATAAGGTTATTTATTTGATTGGGAAATGTGCGATGAAATGACATTAGCGAAGGGATTGGGGGGATTTTAATCAGGTCAGGGACAATAAAAAACCCGGCAAGCCGGGTTTATGCGAAGCGCTTGTACTCTATTGATTGTCTTAGTAACACTTTAGCCATTACGTAGAACTGATCTTCGTCTTCTGACTCAACATACCATTTCTCGTAGATAGGGTTGTCTGAGATGACAGCAAGCCGATCTCTTTGCATCTGAAGTCTTTTGACGTGCAGAGTTTTTCCGAACACAAATACGTAAACGCCATCACCATCAAAATAAGTCACGCCAGTATCAACAAAAATTTGATCTCCTGGTGAGATGGTTCCATCCATGCTGTCGCCGTTAACAGTGATAACTTTTACATTATCTGCGGGGCGGTTTCCGAAAAGTGCGCGAGCCTGTTCAGTTGTGTATTCGATTGCTCTTATGGTTTCGATAAAATCACTGGTAACTAGCGAGCCAGGACCGGCGCTGGCCTTAACGTCAAGCACATCCACGCGGTAAACCTCATTCATAACTGGTTTAATTTGGCATAGCGTGTTTGCTTCGCGAATGCCAGATTCCAACATCTCACCTTGCCCCGTTGAAAGCCATTCAGGACGCACACCCAGAACAGATGCGATCTCTACTGTTTTTCGTGAGCCGTTCGCACCTTTAAGTAACTTATTTACGCTGGACTGAGCCATGCCTACATCTTTCGCCAGCCTAGCCTGCGTGTATCCAGCGACGTCCATTGCGTGCCCTAAGCGTTCTGAGAATCCCATAAAAGCCTCTTTTTAAGTCCTCTTTAAATAGTATCGCCAAGGCGATTGTTTGGCAAAGAATCGCATAGGCGATTGACAATCGCTAAAGTGATATACATAATCGCTTTAAACTGATAGCTGAGGTGATTATGAAGAACCCCGCAGTAGAAAAAGCGATTGCCCTTGTCGGTAGTCAGAAAGAGTTAGCTAAACGCTGTGGAAAGGCTCAATCAACGATCTGTGATTGGTTGAACGGGAAGAAGCGTATTTCTCCTGTTCATGTCCCAGACCTTGTTAATGCCGTTAACGGAGAGATTCAGGCATACGAATTTCGGCCTGATCTTCCATCCATTTTCCCACATCCAAATAACCACGCCATTTAGTCAAACCAGTGGCGTAACTCACTTTATGAGGATTATCACCCATGGAGAACGCAATCGCACGAAAGTTAGACCCGCCAGTTATCAATCCGGTTGAGATCGAAAGCGTCCTGCTCAACCGGCTTGCATCAGTGGGCCAGAAGTCTTACGCCGAGCATATGGGCATCAGCGAGTCGACAGCCAGCAGGCGTAAAGCCGAAGGGCATTTCAGCACCATGGCGAAAGAGCTGGCCTTCCTGGGGATTCAGGCCGCACCACCGGAAGCAGTGCTGGTATCGCGTGAATATCTGGCCTCAGTCGAAACGCTCGCTGATATCGGGCTGAAAGCCGAACGGGCAAGGCCGGGGCCGCTGGGGTGGGATTAAACCATGAACCATATCGAATTCATCGAAAAGCATGTGCGTGAAGAACTGCTGAAGCTCGGTTTCTCTCTGGGTGTGGCTCAGGGGGGGGGCGTTCCAGGCTATCGACATGTACAAGCGCATGAGCCAGGCAAGCAGAAAGGGGAAGATTTTTGATGATGTTTTACGGCACGCAAAACTGTGGGCGGAGAAGCAGCAGTTACCCGCTGACCGCTTTGAGAAGCGAAAAGTTAAACGGAACGCCCAGCCGGGCCTGTTCTGAAAAGGCGAAAGCCGCTGTGCACGAACACAAGCGGCTCTCAGGTGCAACAAACGTCAGTAAATTGCGAGGTTAATTCTAATGCCAAAGCGCAAAAAGTACCAGGAAAATGAGGAACGACGCCTTCAGGATTCCCCTGACGGGCTGGTGGTTGCCGCGTCAAAAAACAGGGCGTTCGCCGAACGTCTTGTTGGCGTGATCCGTCTGGCTCTCGCTACGTCGGGAGTGAAAAATGGGCGTCGTTAAGTTAGCAGACTACAGGCCGCCGCTGGAGGTCGTGGAGCATCGCGTGGCGCAGCTGGAAGATGGTTTTACTCGTGTTGCTAATGAGCTTCTCGATGCTGTCATGGCATCCGGACTAAGCGAAACAGAGCTGTGTGTCGTCCTCGCTGTTTGGCGCAAGACGTACGGCTACAACAAGAAGATGGACTGGGTTAGCAATGACCAGCTTGAGCAGATGATTGCCAAGCATCACACACACTGTTCGACTGCAAAAAATCAGCTTGTTGCCAAAAAAGTCTTGGTCCAGGAGGGGCGTAGCGTGGGTATGAATACCAGCATCATCGAGTGGAAAACAAAGATTAACGGATTCTGCAAAACATTAGCTAAACCTGCTAAGGATTCTTTAGCGGAAGTTGCTAATAAAACCTTAGCTGAAAGTGCTAAAGAAACATTAGCGGAAGGTGCTAAGGATGATGGCGAAACCTTAGCAGAATCTGCTTTTGAAACTAAGCAGGATCTGCTAACCACAAAAGACAATATACAAAAGACAATAAACAACACCCCCCAACCCCCTAAGGGGGAGTGTGTCGGGCAGGAAGAAAAATCTGTCTCAAAGAAAACCCAGATCGACTACCAGGCGGTGCTGTCTGCATACAACACCACCCTGGGAGACCGCCTTCCCCAGGCAGAGGCACTAAACGACAAACGTCGCCGTGCTATCAAACGCCTGCTGACCGAACTGAAAGAGCCAACCGTCGAGGCTGTGGAGAATTACTTCGCCGCGTTCGCTGAGCGAGCACCAAAATTTTACTTCGGTGAGAACGACAGAGGCTGGCGCGCCAGTTTCGATTATCTGTTGCGCTCTGACACCCTGCTGAAAACCAGGGAGAAGGCGCTATGACCGACATGAACATGATCCCTCAGAACATCGAAGCCGAACAAAGTGTGTTGGGCGGCATGATGCTGGATAGCGGTAGCGATCGCTGCCAGACCGCCATGTCGATGCTCAAACCAGAATCGTTCTACATCCGCCCCCACCAGGTTATTTTCGCCGAGATGCGGGAGCTGGTAGCCAACCAGAAGCCTATCGACCTGATCACCCTGATTGAGTCGCTGGAGTCGAAAGGGCTTGGCGAGCAGGCTGGTGGCTTCGCTTACATGGCCGAGATATCTAAAAACACCCCCAGCGCGGCGAACATCGTTCACTACGCAATGCTGGTGCGCGAGAAAGCCATGGAGCGCTACGGCATAGACAAGCTGACCAGCGCTACTGAACTGCTGTTCTCCCGCAACGGGATGACCACCAGCCAGAAGTTTGACGCTATTCAGACTCTGTTCACCGATATCGCTGACTACGCGAAAACCGGTAACCGCCGAGGGCTCCGCGAGTTTTCGGAAGTGATGGGCGACTGGGTGGATGAGGTGGAAGCGCGCTGGAGCGACTCAGACGCAACGCGTGGACTGTCGACGGGGATCGGATCGCTGGATAACCTGCTGCAACCGAAAGGGCTGGTTAAAGGCGCTCTGATGGTGATCGGCGCACGTCCAAAGATGGGTAAAACCACGCTGTATAGCCAGCTGGCCGTCAACTGTGCCGAGGTTGAGCAGCTCCCCGCGCTGATGTTCAGCCTCGAAATGCCGGATAAGCAGATTGTGGAGCGCATGATCGGACAGGTCAGCCGCGTGAATACCGACGTGTTTTATGGCGATCGGTACGACGACGCACAAGTGGCAATGGCTTTTGCCGCTGGTGGACGTCTGGCCCAGACCGGGAATCTATACGTCGACGACACGCCAGGGATCACGCTGGCGCACATCGTTGCAGAGTCACGCCGCATTAAACGCGAACGCGGCTCTGTCGGCATGGTGCTGGTGGACTACCTGACCCTGATGACCGCAGACAAGGCTGACCGTAACGATCTGGCCTACGGGATTATCACGAAGGGGCTGAAGAACCTGGCGAAGGAACTGAACTGCATCGTGGTGCTGCTTACCCAGCTGAACCGTGATCTGGAGAAGCGCACTAACAAACGCCCGATGCCGAGTGATTCCCGCGACACCGGGCAGATTGAGCAGGATTGTGATTACTGGATCGGCATCTACCGCGAAGGCGCATACGACGAAAACGCAGATCAGGCGGCTACCGAATTGCTGTTGCGCCTGAACCGCCACGGCCCGACCGGCGTTGTGTATTGCGACCAGCGCAACGGTGCGATCTACGACTGTGACCAGGCTGCTGCTGAGCAGAAACGCCGCGCGAATGATGCCAGACCCAACAAAAAGAGGGAATTTTGATGAAAATTTACATTGCTGGGCCAATGACCGGCATCCCGAAATTTAACCGCCCTGCGTTCCATTTTGAGGCTATGCGCCTGTCGTCGGAAGGCCATGTGGTGTTAAACCCTGCGACGCTTCCCGATGGCCTGAGCCAGCCAGAGTACATGGATATTTGTCTCGCGATGCTCCGCTGCGCTGACGGCATTTTCCTGCTGTCCGGCTGGCAGAACTCCGCAGGCGCAAAAGCGGAACACGCTCTGGCTCAAAAGCTGGATCTGGAAATCATTCATCAGGAGAGTGCGGTATGACCAACAAAACTAAAGAACTCGTAGGTGCCGGGCATGCGCTGGCGAAAGAGCTGCATTGCGCTGAGTCTGCCGCACTGGTGCGTGAACTGGCTACGCAACTGGATGTGCAGCGTGCTCGCGCTGATGTGTTGGCTGACGCAGAGAAGCAGAACGCCGAGCTGAAAGACGAGAACGAGTACATTCGGAATCGCTTCAAAGAGCTTGATCGGATGTTCGGTAAGAACCTGATTGTCATGCAAGCGGCTGTTATCGACTGGCGCACCACCGGCGACGCCAAGAACGGGATGGCATGGATTTTTAACACCCTGCTTGGTCCCGGCGAGCTACCCAACGAGGGCGAGAAAGACGCTCAGGCCTATTTTGACCGCGAATACGCACCACTCGACAAAGAGTTGATGGAACTTCACCAGTGGTTTTGGGATCGCCATAAGCGCATTGAATCCAAAGGTCTTGATATTCAGGAAGGTGCCGCATGAACAGAATCACCGAAGGCAAAAAATACTGCTATCGCTACCATGACGGGAACGACAGCGAAGGCCGCCCGATCGTCACTTTGTGGAAGCGCGTAATCATTCGCGAGACAGAGAAGACTTTCTGGCATGTCGAAGATATGCCGTACATGACCAATGAGCAGCTTATTAAATACCGGACCGGTGGGCAGCCAGCCAACCAGAAATACCATGTTAAACGCTGCCTAAAAGGTGCTGATCGCTCCAGTTACCATTACACCATGGAAGAGGCTTTACAGGCATTTGTTCGTCGCAAAACCCACCAGATTAGCAAGATTCAGCTCGCAGAAGAAACAGCGCGCCTGTGTCTTGCCGGTCTTCGTGAAGCCGGGATCATTTCCGAGGGATATCGCTGTAAGGTCGAAAAATTGCCGGATAGCGATATATTCCTCGCTGCCAACCAGCCGGGGCCGATTGCATCAGAATATAGCTGGGGAGAATACTGATGGCTGATAAATTTCCACCAGCAAAAGGGCCGAAGGTGCCGCCTATGCAACCACGCATCACCATCAATATCGGCGAGTCGGCATCATCGGCGCAATTACGCAGATTGATACGTGATCGGCACGCTGCATGGTCACACGAAACCTTTGGTGATGTTGGCCCAATCGGTCCGCTGAAACACCTTGCGAAAGAAGCGCTGGAGGCAGCCGCCGCGCCAGATGATTTATCCTAGTGGGCGGATCTCCAATTTCTCTTGTGGGATGCCCAGCGGCGCGCCGGTATATCTGACGGCGAAATCACAGCAGCGATGGAAGAAAAGCTGAAAGTGAACATGGCGCGCCAGTGGCCTGAGCCGAAGGACGGAGAGCCGCGCCAGCATATTAAGCCAGCGCCGCAGCCAGTACCTGATTCTGTGATCAGCGCGGCAGTAAATGGAATTATGGCAACTTATGCCGACAATGAGGAAGGTTGCCGGGCAATGGTACGCACACATGTTGAACAAGCCTGTCGTGCCGCTATTCAGGAGTCCGGTCATGGCTAAATCTGCCGCTGAACGCAAAGCCGCCCAGCGAGCCCGGCAAGCTGCTGCTGGCGGGCGTAAATTTGAGCTCATACTTGATACGCAGGAACTGGAGATGCTGGAGCGCAATTGTGCATCACGCCGCCCGGGGAGAGCTCCGTATGAAATGAGCGAATACGTTGCGATGCTGATTCGCCAGGACGATGCTCGCGTTCGTGGGCGCATCAAGTCAATCAGCGCGAACCGCTGCGGTAAATGCGGCGATGCGCTGCCAGTTAAGTCGTGCCCGTGCGACGGTGATTCGCAATGCTGGGTTACGCGTGGCTGGCACGAAACCAAATTAGCAGTGTGACATGTCACAATGGAATCAATAACATACAAGCCTCTTCGGAGGCTTTTTTTGTCGGCGTTAAATTGCTTTTGCCACAACGCCCAGCCATAATATCCCTGTCAGCCTGAACAACTGACACCCGGACATTCGCGCCACGGAGAACACCATGGCGCAGCACCACCAGCTTAAACACAATCGCCTGACGTTATCCGACGTCAGCGATTTGTCGTATCTGTCGCTTAACCTCTTCGGGGGTGACGCGTGAGCCAACAATTCCACCTCGTTAGCGAAAGCGTCAAGCAGAACGCTATCAACTACATTCGTCAGTTGCCAGTCGACAGTAAGCGCCCGCTGATACTCGACGTCAAAGAGTCGACGCGCACCGCTATTCAAAATCGCAAGATGTGGCCGCTACTGAAAGATCTTTCCGACCAGGTTCTCTGGTTCGGCAATAAATACGATTCCGACGACTGGAAAGACCTCATCACCGCGCTGGTGGCGAAGACCAAAAAGCAGGAACAGCGAATGGCCCCCGGGCTTGATGGCGGCGTCGTGATGTTCGGCCAGCGCACCAGCAAAATGACCATTCCCCAGATGGTAGAGGTCATCGAGGCGATTTACTGGTTCGGCACCCAGCAGGGCGTCACCTTCAGCGAACAATCCCGCAATGAAATCGAGTGGGCAAAGCGTTGGGGTGAAAAATGATTACTCACTTCCATGGAACCCCTATTTGGGGGGATTCAGGCTCAGTCCACCGAATTGCCGTAACCGGGGCTGGTGCATTTGTCTCTTACGCCCGACCAGATCAGTTAGCCGCTTCAATTAACCATGCAGTAGAGGTTGGAATTGATAATGGTGCTTTCTCGGCATGGAAGCGTGGTCTCGTTATTGATTGGGTCCAATTCTATCAATGGTTGATCAACTGGTATCACCATCCGAAGGTTAAATTCTTCGTTATCCCGGATGTTGTGGAAGGCGGGGAAGAAGATAACGACACTCTGATAAAGCAGGTGCCATCAATGTTCAAGGATAAGGCGGTTCCAGTATGGCACTTGCATGAGAGCATTGATCGCTTAGTTGAATTGTGCCGAAACTGGCCGCGAGTATGCTTTGGGTCTTCTGGTCAATTCGCAGTTATTCGAACCCGCCAATGGCATGCACGTATGACTGAAGCGTTTGAGGCAATTTATTGCCGTCATAACTTCAGGACGCTGATTCATGGTCTGCGCATGCTCGATGGAAGGGTGCTGGGAAATTACCCATTAACAACAGCAGATAGCACAAATTTAGCCTGCAATGTTCCCAAATTCGACAAAAAATACCCCGAACTAACCCGTGCGATCCGGGAGGCAGATTACTCAAAAGGTTTGAGTGAGAAAGAAGTAAAAGCACTCGTCTTGCGTGGAAGATGCGCAATCATGAAAAACACCATTGAATCAGTTCTGCCACCAACTCCAGAGCGGTGGGCATCCTCGTATCGGGAGGCAGCGTAATGGCTATCTACCGTAGCAAAAAATGGCTCGCTGCTGTCGGAAAGATCGAGCAGTGCGTGTTATGCGGTTCATGGGGGACGCAGGTAGCACATCGCAATGAAGGCAAAGGCATGGGCCTGAAAGCTGATGATTGCGCCACGGCGGCGATCTGCGTTTGCTGCCACGACAGCATCGACAACGGAAGCAAGCTATCGCGCGACGAACGTCGCCAGCTTATGGACCGCGCTATCGTTCTGACCGTTATCCAGATAGCCCGCCTTGGGCTGGTGGTGCCAGCATGAAAATTTACGACATCACCCCGATCGGCAAGCCCCGTATGACCCGCGCCGACAAATGGAAAACACGGCCTGCGGTCATGCGTTACCGCGCATTCTGCGATGAAGCACGTCTGCGCAAAATCAATCTCCCTGAGTCCGGCGCGCATATCACCTTCGTTATGCCAATGCCCCCGAGTTGGAGCAAAAAGAAGCGGGAACAGCTCAACGGCAAGCCGCACCAGTCAAAACCAGACTGCGACAACATGCTTAAAGCACTGATGGATGCCCTGTTTGATGATGATTCCAGTGTCTGGGATTGTCGCATTACAAAGCTATGGGGCGAGAAAGGCCAGATCATCATTCGGGAGAACGGACAATGACACGCAACGACATTAACAATTACCAGAAAGCGTCTGTTGAGCGTACCAACCCGCAAAACGCCTGGGTGACGCTAGCAGCAGTTCCACGCAGATCTTACCTGGGGAAATACCGCCGACTTACACCATCGCAAAGCCGTTGGGTTCGTTCGTTGCTGAACCACTGGGGCGGCATGTACGGTGGCAGCGGAACAGAGCACCTTTCTGGTGGCGGTGGTATGTGGTCAATGATATTGACCGGCTGGACTGGCGAGCAGCAGGAGCGGATCGCTACCGTGCTGTCTGGTCTGCGTAAAATTGGCTATACCGGCGATGCGTTGTTTGAGCAGGCGAAAGCCATCATCTGGCCGAAGAAATCACTTTCTGACCTGATCGGCAACGCCGGGGATCAAGAGGAAGCTGCATTCATGGAGGCTATCATCCTGAAGTCCTTCAAGCCGGGTAATCCCGTGTATGAGATAGGGAAGGACTATTACACCTGGCGGAAAACCATCAATGGCATGGCACGATGGATGCAGTATTACTACGCGCCGTTTCTGACCGAAAAGCAATGTATTGACCGTGTGCGCTGGTGTATTGAGTTGTTCAACTCTGCTGTCTTCTTCACGCTAAAAGATGAATTAGGCTTCGAAAATGCAAAAACTTGCGAAAAAGACTTGAAAACGAGTTTTGAAACTGCATAATTCAGATATGCTCGGACGTCAAAGGCGAAAGAGCTTACCCACCAGCGGAGATGCCTTGCGCGGAGCGGTGGGAACCACATTTAAGCCCTTGCAGAAATGCAGGGGCTTTTTTATTGGCTCAATGCCACCGGGTGAATAACGTATGTACACGGCGATCATCTGCGCTTCTGGCCCGTCCCTTACTCCCGTTGACTGTCAAATAGCTGCACGCTCAGGGCTTCCTGTGATAGCGGTTAATTCATCGTGGCGAGCCATACCGGAATGCACCCACATTTACGCTGGCGATCTGCGCTGGTGGGATGTGAACATTCCCGCGCTGCCCGATGGCCCCGAACGCTGGTCATGTAACCGGAGAGCACACACCCGATACGGAGTGAACCTCTTCCCGACAGATACCAGCGGCACATTCAATTCGGGGCAGAGAGCGATCCTGTTTGCTCACTGGCTCGGGGCCATGCGCATCATCCTGCTCGGCTTCGATTGCTCGATCTCAAACGGTAGTCACTGGCATGGAGATCACACCGCCCTTGATAATCCGACAGCAGCTAACGTGAAGCGCTGGCATAGCGAGTTTGCCAGGGTTGCGGCGCAGCTGCGTGGAAACGTCAATATCATCAACAGCAGCCGCCAGACGGCGCTTAATTGCTTTCGTCGTTTACCTCTTGAAGCGGCGATCAGCGAGGTTACATGCTGAATTCTCCGATTTACATTGATGGCATGCTGGGAATGGGAGACACCATTTACCAGCGCGCTTTCGTCAAACAGCTGCCTGCGGGGACATTCATTAAGACGGCATGGCCGGAACTTTACGAAGACCTGCCAGTTAAAGCTGTCCGAAGTGATACCACTCTGAGAACGCAGCGTAAAAATGAGTTTCGCAGCTCCGCAAAGTTTTATCTGCCGCCATCGCCACGCCAGACGAAGCGAATATTTTACGGCCCGGATGATCTGCGGCGCGGTTCGATATTCGATGCCATGCGCCGCCAGTTCGGCGTAACGCCAGCAGCGCTTGATTTGCCATCCTTTGGCCCGGCGCAGTTTACGCACCAAAAGCCGATCGCCGTTATCCGTCCGGCAACGGTTCGTTCTGAATGGCGTAGCGACTCCCGAAACCCTGACCCCGATTACCTCCTGCGCGCATCGAGAATCCTGCGGCAACATTTCTGCGTGATTAGCGTTGCGGATTTGCAGGACGGGGAAGAGTGGCTGGTGGGTGAAGAACCAGAGGCGGATCTGAAAATGCACGCTGGCGAGCTCAATATCAAAGAGCTGATGCGCCTGATTGAGCATGCCGCTGTCGTGATTACGCCTGTTGGCTGGGCGCTGCCCGCTGCCATTGCGTACAAAACACCTGTTTACGTTGTCGCTGGTGGGCGCGGTGGGCATAACGCTCCCGAAATAGTCACCGATCCGGCGATGGATTTATCCCGTGTTGGCTGGGCTATCCCGGACAATTATTGTCGCTGCGAAGCGTGGGATCACCATTGCGACAAACGCATCTCCAACTTTGATTCAAAATTCGAGGCCTGGCTGAATGAAGTCGTTTTATCAGGAACTGAACAGCGGGCTGGTATTCCTCCCGGAGCTGGGCATCGGTCGTTATCCGGTTCCAGCGTCACGCCCGTATGACGAGCAGTATTTCGCGAAGTATCAGCAGCTGGCCGACACCGAAACGGGCAGAGCCTTAACGCAATCCCGTATTGAGTTGGTGGCGAGCCATTTTCACGGTCCTGTTCTCGACGTTGGTATCGGTGCCGGTCAGTTCGTCTCTACCCGACCGGGAACGCTTGGGTATGACGTTAATCCGGCTGGTATCACCTGGCTGAACGAGCGGGGCGCATTCGCTGACCTCTACGCCAGTCAGTGGCGCGCGCTGACGATGTGGGATGTACTGGAGCACATCGACGAGCCGGAGCTGGCGGTACAGCAGGCTACAGAGTTTGTTTTCGTGTCGATCCCCATTTTTACTGATGCCGGAGACATTCTTCGCTCGCACCATTTCAGGAAGAACGAGCACATCTGGTATTTCACTGACGACGGTATTAAGCGCTGGTTTGCTGAACAGGGCTTCAAATGCGCCGAACAGAACACCATCGAATGCCAGTTAGGGCGCAAGGGCGTCGCTTCGTACGCTTTCCGCCGCGTTTAGTCCCCTCTTAGCCCATTGCATTTGGGTTTATTCCAGTTTCGCACACAGCACCCGCAAACAGGCGAGGTGAACCTATGAATAGCTCTCACGGGATTTTTGAACAAACCATGAAATGGATCGCGCTATATCTGCCGTCAGTTTACGCCGGGTTATGCGCTCTGGGCATCTCCGCGCTTATCGACATACGCGCAGGGAAGCCGAAACTCTACACCGCCACTGGCGCGCTAATCTGCGGCATATTCGCGCTGGCTGTTTCCGCATTGCTGGAATACCTGGGGCTGCCTGCTAATTCAGGGGCATTCGTTGGTGCGCTCGTCGGGTTTGTTGGAGCGGACAGACTGCGTGACATGGCGCTCGCTATCGTTGCCAGACGCGCCGGAGTTGGCAGCACTGAGGAAAATAAATGAATCAATCTCAATTTCAAATGGCGGCTGGTATCAGCGCCGGGTTGGCTGCGCGCTGGTTTCAGCCAGTAGATGCGGCGATGAAAGAATTTGGCATTACAGCACCTGCGGATCAGGCCATGTTCATCGCTCAAGTCGGTCATGAGTCAGGTGGCTTTAGCGCTGTAGTTGAAAATTTGAACTACACACCATCTGCGCTGGTGGCGACCTTCGGAAAGAGGATCACACAGCAGCAAGCTGATGCGCTTGGCAGAACAACCGAACACGCAGCCCGCCAGGATGCCATCGCCAATCTGGTGTATAGCAACCGCCTGGGTAACAAAGCACCCGGCGACGGCTGGAAATATCGCGGCAGAGGGTTAATTCAAATCACTGGCCTCGACAATTATCGCACCTGCGGGGCGGCGCTGAAGTTAGACCTCGTTACTTCACCTGAACAGCTCGAACAGGAACTTCAGGCAGCACGCTCTGCCGCCTGGTTCTACACATCCAAAGGGTGCATGGCCTACGGTGCCGATATTACTCGTGTTACGCGCATCATTAACGGCGGACTGAATGGCATTGATGACCGCAAGATCCGCTACAACAAAGCGCGGGCGGCGCTGCTGGTATGAAAATGAGTTATTGGGTGCTCATAGTGACGTTTATCGCCTGTATTGCAGGCGGTCTTGTCTGGTCAGCGGATCACTACCATGGAAAATTTCTGGAGGAACAGCGTCGCGCTGACGATGCAGAACAGCGTGCTGATTCCTCTGAGACCATCACCGCGAATGTACTGCGCACCGTAGCGATAACGAACATCATTCTGGAGACAAACCAACATGCCAAACAGCAGATCGCACTGGAGTCACAGAGAGCCGAGAACGATATCAAAGCTGCTGTTGCGGATGATGATTGTGCTGTTCGTGTTGTGCCTGCTGGCGCAGTTAAGCGGATGCACGAATACGCGAACGGTCTACGTGCCGGTTCCGGTAGTTCCGTTACCAGCCAGCCTGACGGCTGAAACACCCCAGCCAGATTTACCCGACCCGTTTACGTGGGGAGCAAGTCTTAACCTGAATGTCGCGTTGCTATCAGCGCTGGCGCAGTGCAACAGGGATAAGGCTGATATCAGAACTTTCGAGGACAACAGGGCAGAACAAACCGATGGCACGATTAAACGTTGAAGTTATCCCACCAGACAGCGAGGCGCTGAACGGGATTTTTGCAGAAATTGAGCGCAAATATGCTCGTCAGCCGCTGACGCCAAAAGTAATTGATGAAATGCAACGCGAAGCGACGCGCCTTGTGCGGCGAATGATAACCACAAAGGTTACGTTCGTCCGGGACTGACATTACAGAAGCCCTTCACTGAGGGGCTTCGATAATGGAGCACTGGAATTATTCATGAACAGACCACACCCACCAGCGCATTTTACGATGCCACCTGACCCGAAGCCGTACATCAGCATTATGCCCGCTAATGACGTTGGCGAGTGGCTGAATCAGCACATCCTGAGCGATGAGGGTGACCTCTACAACCCTGACCACCAGCATTTGCTTGAAGCGGATCTGTGCTTTCTCTGGGCATCGAACGCTTTCGAGAAGAAAGGGCGCTCCGTGCTTGGGCAGGCGGAAGAAGTGGCAATGCGGGCAGGAGGCTGGCAGAAAGCGCGGATGGAGCAGCAGATGTATGAATGGTTCGGCAGGGTGCCGCAGTTCATCATCACGCTGGCCGCCGATTACTGTTCGCAATGTTCCGATCTGGAATTCTGCGCGCTGATAGAGCACGAGCTTTATCACATCTGCCAGGCGACAGATGAATTTGGCGCGCCGAAGTTCACGCAGGAAGGGCAGCCAAAGCTGAAGCTGCGCGGCCATGACGTGGAAGAGTTTGTGGGCGTGGTTCGCCGTTACGGTGCAAGCCGGGACGTGCAGGAAATGATTGATGCGGCGAATCAGCCAGCGGAGGTTGCTCATCTCGATATTGCCAGAGCGTGCGGGACGTGCATGCTGCGACTGGCTTAAATACTGGACTGTATAAGACGAATGGTGATTTATGGCTGCATTAAAACCTGATGTGAAAGCCTTCATCATTCAGTCGCTTGCGTGCTATGACACGCCATCGCAGGTGGTCGAGGCTGTCCAAAAAGAATTCGGGATCAGGATCACCCGCCAGCAGGCTGAATCTCACGACCCCACGAAGGCCAGCGGTAAGACGCTCGCCAAAAAGTGGATCGAGATGTTCCACGCGACGCGCGAACGGTTCCTGACCGAAACCAGCGACATTCCGATAGCGAACAAATCCTATCGCCTCCGCGTGCTTGACCGCATGGCAACCAAAACCGAGGGGATGAAAAACTTCTCCCTGACGGCGCAGCTTATCGAACAGGCCGCGAAAGAGGTTGGCGACGCTTACACCAATAAGCTGAAGGTTGAGAGCACTGGCAAGGATGGCGGCCCGATCAAGACCGAGACGACCAACCTCACCGCAGATCAGGCCGCAGAGATTTACCGCAAGATGATGGGGTGATCATGCCTCTCCCGTTTGAATTCGATTTCAGAAACCCTGATTACCAGATGGTTTTTGAATGGCGGATGGAGCGCTTACAGCGCATTCGCCAGAACCCTGAAATGCTGCCAGCGCTAAAGCAGTTTTATCGCACCAACCCGGCACAGTTCATCATCGACTGGGGTATGACTACTGACCCGCGTAACATCGATTATGGCCTGCCGGTCACCATCCCTTTTCTGCTGTTCCCGAAACAGGAAGAGTGGATTCACTGGATCATGGAGCGGCGCGAACGACTGGAGAACGGCATCACCGAAAAGAGCCGCGAAATGGGGCTCAGTTGGACCGCGATCGGGCTGGCCTGCTCGCTTTGTCTCTTCAACAAAGAAATGGTTATCGGTTTCGGCTCCCGTAAAGAGGAATACGTCGACAGCACCGGTGACCCGAAGGCGCTGTTCTGGAAGGCGCGAAAGTTCGTGGAAACACTGCCCATCGAGTTTCGTGGTTCGTGGGACGAGAAGAAGCATGCGCCGTATATGCGCGTTGAGTTTCCAGATACTGGCGCGGTTATCAAAGGCGAGGCTGGCGACAATATCGGACGTGGTGACCGTACCACGCTCTACCTGGTGGATGAAGCTGCATTCCTCCAGCGTCCTCTGTTGATTGATGCGGCGCTGTCGCAAACCACCCGTTGCCGTATTGACCTGAGCTCGGTTAATGGCATGGCGAACCCGTTCGCGCAGAAGCGTCACGGCGGGAAGATACCGGTATTCACATTCCACTGGCGGGATGATCCTCGCAAGGATGAAGAGTGGTATCGCAGGGAGTGCGAGAAAATCGACAATCCGGTGGTGGTGGCGCAGGAACTTGACCTGAACTACAGCGCATCAGCGGAAGGCGTCTTGATCCCGTCCGACTGGGTACAGGCTGCCGTCGACGCGCATATCAAGCTGGGCATCCAGCCAACGGGCAAACGCCTGGGCGCGATGGACGTCGCCGACGAAGGCCGGGACAAAAACGCCTTTTCGACCCGTCACGGCTTCCTCCTGGAGAACGTGAGGGAATGGTCCGGCGTGGGCAGCGACATTTACCAGTCCGTTGAGAAGGTCTTCGGATTTTGCGAACAGGACAACCTCGAAGAGTTTCGCTTCGACGAGGACGGCCTGGGCGCTGGCGTTCGCGGCGATGCGCGCGCCATCAACGAACTGCGTAACGCTGCTCGCCGACCGTCAATACTCGCCACACCGTTTCGCGGTAGCGGCGCGGTATTTGATCCGGACGATGAAGCGGTGCGCGGCGATAACGGACAGGCCGCCCGCCTGAACAAGGACTTCTTCGCTAACGCCAAGGCCCAGAGCTGGTGGCGTTTACGCAAGCTTTTCCAGAATACTTATCGCGCCGTGGTTGAGGGCATGGCCTACAACCCGGACGAAATCATCTCAATCAGCAGCGCCATGGCGAGCAAAGACAAACTCATCATCGAGCTGTCGCAGCCGACCTACTCCATTAACGGCGTGGGGAAAATCGTTGTTGATAAACAGCCTGACGGCACCAAGTCGCCGAACCTCGCCGACTCGGTGATGATCAGCTACGCGCCAATGAATTCAGCCCTGAACATCTGGGAGCTGCTAGGGAGACAGGCCTGATGGCACGAAACAAGCAAGCCTCTCAGCGAACGGCGCAGGCCACCGCTGACGGCTACGAGAACTTCGTCGCCCGCGTTGGGATGCAGACGCCTAACCAGCATTCAGCATCGACCTACCGGGCGAACTTCACCAGCCGCAACCGCATGCTGGTAGAATGGTCATATCGCGGTTCGTGGGTTATCGGTGAAGCGGTCGACGCTATCCCGGACGATATGACCCGAAAGGGCATTCGCATCACTTCGGAGATTGACGCCAAAGACCGTGGCACCCTCGAAGCGCAACTGGATGAGTTGCAGATCTGGGATGCGCTGAACGACGTGCTGAAATGGTCGCGTCTCTACGGCGGCGCGGTCGGCTTCATCATGATCGAGGGGCAAGCACCAATGACCCCGCTGCGACTCGAAACCATTGGCGAGGGCAAGTTTAAGGGCATTCTCCCGCTCGACCGCTGGATGATTAACCCGGTGCTGACACGCCGCATTAAAGAGATGGGGCCGGACCTCGGCAAGCCTGAGTTTTACGACGTGGTGACCACCGCAACGGGCATTCCGGCCTGGCGCATCCATCACAGCCGCCTGATCCGCTTTGATGGCGTCACGCTGCCATTCCAGCAGAAGATGACCGAAAACGAATGGGGAATGTCGGTTGTAGAGCGTATCTGGGATCGGCTTACTGCGTTCGATAGCGCCACTGTCGGCGCGGCGCAGCTGGTCTATAAAGCGCATCTGCGTACCTATAGCGTGGAGAAGTTGCGCGAGCTTATCGCGCTTGGAGGCCCGGCGTTCGAAGCGTTGCTGAAGAACATCGACCTGATCCGCCAGTTCCAGAGCAATGAAGGTATGACGCTCATGGACTCGCGGGACAAGTTCGAAACCCACCAGTACAGCTTTAGTGGTCTGGATGACATTCTTTCGCAGTTTGCTGAGCAGATCAGCGGTGCCGTTGGTATCCCGCTGGTACGCCTGTTCGGTCAATCCCCGAAAGGCTTCTCTACTGGTGATGCAGACCTCGCCAACTATTACGACCGGGTGAGCTCATTGCAGGAGCGCCGCTTACGGCTGCCGATGCGCCGGATACTGGACATTATGCACCGCTCGGAACTCGGAAAGCCGCTGCCGGACGATTTCACGTTTGAGTTTAACCCGCTATGGCAAATGTCAGACGTTGACCGATCAACGGTGGCCGTAAACACCACCAACGCGATCAGTACCGCGCTGGGCGACGGATTGATGACGCGTAAGGCGGCGATGACCGACCTGCGCGAAAACTCTGACGTCACCGGCATCGGGGCATCCATTACCGACGAGGATATCGAGAATGCCGAAGACGAAGCGCCGCCAGGCATCGGCGAACTTGGCGACAAACCGCCAGAGTCGCCAGGCGGAGATCCGATATCGAACGAGCCTACGGCAGATAGCGCGGGCGGTCGGGTATATCGTAAATGGGCGCTACGATGGTTCAAACGATAGCGTCACCGAAATCATGGATGCGCTGGAGCGCTACAGCGAAATCATCACCCCCTGGGCGACGAAGGTAGCTGAGAACTTCACCGCAGACATAGCGCGCCAGAATGAAAAGCAGTGGCGTCAACACAGCCGGAACATCAGCGCAGAGCTGCGCAACATGGTTGACCGCGCCCCGGTAGGCCAGGTGATGAAATCCATCGTCGCCGAGCAAATTAAGTACATCAAATCGCTGCCTCTTGAGGCCGCCGATCGGGTGTATGACATTCAGAACAAAGCCATCGAGGCCGTTGTGACTGGTGGTCGCGCTGAGCCATTCGCGAAAGAGATAGCAGCGTCCGGTGACGTGTCACGCTCGCGAGCGAACCTTATCGCCCGTACCGAACTTGGACGCGCAACCGGCGCGCTGGATCAGGCGCGTGCGCTGTCAATCGGCTCGAATGGTTATATCTGGCGTACAGCCGAAGATGGCGACGTCCGGCATTCTCATCGGGAGATGGAGGGTAAGTTTGTCGAATGGGGCCGACCTCCAACGCTTGACGGTATGACCGGTCATGCTGGTGAGCTGCCGAACTGCCGCTGTTACAAAGAAATCGTCTTCCCCAACCCTCATTCTTATCTCGCCTGAATCGCAGGTAAAACATGAAATATTTTTTCAATACCCGGCTGGGGGAAACCCGCTATCAGCTGGCTGATGGCTCGCTGCTGTGCAAAGACGTGCCGATAGGTCGAACGGGTAAGCAGCTCTACGGCGCTGCCGATCTGCCAAACCTCAAACCCGACAAGCTCGGCGAGATAGTCGTAACGCGCTCTCCTGAGCAGGTATTCCATCCGGCCACGCTCGCCTCATTCGAAGGGATGAGCATCACGATCCTGCATCCTGAAGATGAAAACGGGAATGTGCGGCTGGTGAACCCCGAGAACTGGAAAGAGCTTGCGGTCGGGCATCTTCAGAACGTGCGGCGCGGGACAGGTGATCAGTCTGATTTGATGCTGGCTGACCTTATCGTCAAAGACGAAAGCGCCATTCAGCTTATCGAAGATGGTCTGCGCGAGGTGTCGTGCGGCTATGACGCTGAGTACGAGCAGACCGAACCCGGAAAAGCCGAGCAGGTCGATATTACCGGAAACCATGTGGCTCTTGTCCCTAAAGGCAGAGCCGGAAATCGTTGTGCAATTGGAGACAGAGACACAATGGCAAATCAAAAGAAAAGCTGGTGGACCCGCATGCGCACGGCCATCAAAACGGGTGACGCTGACACCATGAACGAACTACTGGACTCTGCGCCAGCGGCTGTAACGGGTGATGAAGGGGATCTGCCGAGCGGCGTTAACCTCAACATTAACCTTTCACCGCAGCAACCATTACCGGACAAAAAGCCGGAAATGGGCGGAGAGCCAACCGGCGACGGCGAGGACGATATCAAAACCTTGCTCAAAGCCCTGCTGGCTAAGCTGGAAGGAAATGCGACGGGCGATAACGACAATAAGCCTGATGAAAAAGACAAAAAAGATCCGACCGGCGACGGCGAGGACGACGAAGAGGAAACCACGATTACCGGTGATTCTGCCTATCGTGCCGAGGTTATCGTCCCGGGTATCGATCTGAGCCGTAAGGTGAAACCGACCGCATTCAAACGTGATGTGCTGGCCGCCGCTGACAAAACACTGGTTCGCCAGGTTGTCGGTGATGCTGATATCCGCAAATTGCCCAAGCAATCGGTCGATATGGCGTTTAACGCTGTGTCTGAGATTGCCAAAGGGCGAAACACCCGCAGCACCACGGGCGATGCACAACGTCCAAATATGGGCATGACCAGCATCGCTTCCCTGAACAAACAAAACGCCGACTTCTGGTCTAACCGCAAAGGATAATCCAATGACTGCATATCTGTACCGGATGCCTGTTGGCATTGCCGGGGCTATCTCTCGCCCGCAGGACTTAACCGTCGAACCGGTGATCCTTAAATCCGCTAACGCCTTCGCTGCCTATGGTCTGGCTGGCAAATATGACGCTGACGGCTTTTTCGTGCCGCTGGCGGACGGTGACACCGCCGACAAGGTGAAGGGGATCTACGTTCGTCCGTATCCGACCACATCGCAGCCAGACATGGTTCGCCAGGTGGGGACGGATAAGAACTTCCCGGGTGACGCCATGAAGCGTGGCTACATGACTGTTAACCTCGGATCTGGCTTCGATGCCAGCACCATCAAAAAAGGCGCGCCTGTCTACGTGGTTGTTTCGCTCGATTCAACCATTGACGTGCCGCTGGGCGGCTTCATGTCCACGTCCGTCAGTGGCAAAAACGTGGCGCTGACCAACGCCGAATTCACAGGGGCCGGTGACGCTAACGGCAATGCAGAAATCTCCTGGAAGATTTAAGGAACAGACGAATGATTACTTTTGATCAGGCAACCGTTGATAGCTCTGGTGCCTTTCTCATCGGGGAGCTGGAGAGACTCGACCAGACGCTGAACCTGCCGCTGGTGGGTTACACCTGGACCCGCGACATTCAGCTGCGTGAAGACGTTTCTATCGCAGATGACATTTCCAGCTGGACTAACACCAGCTTTGGCGCGGCGGGTACTGGCGCAAATCCGAACGGTAAAAACTGGGTAGGCAAAGACTCCACTGCTATTGCTGGCGTGAACGTTGATATCGGCAAAGACGGCAATCCGCTGAACCTCTGGGGCATGGAACTGGGCTGGACCGTTGTAGAGCTGGCAGCAGCTCAGCAGGTAGGTCGCCCGATTGATACCCAGAAGTACGACGGGATGCAGCTCAAATGGCAGATGGACAACGACGAGCAGGTTTACATTGGCGATGATGCGCTCGGCCTGAAAGGGCTGGCAAACCTTGTCGGTGTGACGCTGAACAATGCGCCGAAGACATGGGCGAACTCCACCAACGACGAGATTCTCGATAGCGTGAACAGCATTCTGTCGAATGCCTGGGCAGCATCCGGTTATTCCGTCGTGCCTTCTGATCTGCGCATTCCGCCAGAGCAGTATTCACTGCTGGCGAGCCGTAAGGTTTCCGAAGCGGGTAACCAGTCACTGCTGACCTATCTGGCCGTGAACACTATCGCTTTCCACCAGAACGGCGTTCCGCTGGAAATCAAAGCGGTTAAATGGCTGAAAGGGCGCGGGGTTGGCGGTAAAGACCGTATGGTCGCCTACACCAACGACAAGAAATATGTGCGCTATCCGCTGGTGCCTTTGCAGAGCGTTCCTATCCAGTATCGCGGTCTGTACCAGATTGCGACCTACTACGGCAAGCTCGGTGCGGTTGAGCCAGTGTACAAAGAAACCCTGTCCTACGTGGACGGTATCTGATAACCAGAACGGCCCCGAAAGGGGCCAGAAGGAAACTGAAAATGGCAAAAGAAAAGCTGGTTACCATCCATGTTCACACCCCGTTTACGCTGACGCTCGGCGATCAGTCAAAACAGGAGTTTGGCCGGGGACGGCATAACGTGCCGGAAGAGGTCGCGTCTCACTGGTTCACCCAGGCGCACTCTGAGCTTTCCGAAAGCGTGATTAGCGACACCGATGATCTGCAACCCATTATCGACGGCCTGCAAGCGCAGATTGCCGACAAAGATAAGCAGATTGTCGATAAAGATCAGCTGATTGCCGATCTGAAAGAAGCGCTGCTCAAGCTACAAGAGCAGAACGACAGCCTGCAAGCGCAGATTGCTGCCGCCCAGACTGGCGGTAATGGGGCGAAAGATGCCAAAGAATCAAAGTCTGCCAACAGTAAGTGATTTTCGCCGCGACTTCCCGCAGTTTGCTGACCCTGCCAAATATCCCGAAGCGCAAATCCAGTTTCGTCTGAATCTGGCCGATGTGCTGCTGAGCGAAAACGTCACCGGCAAAGAGTTGTTTCCGTACTTTGCCGAGTTGTTCGTGGCTCACTACATGACGCTATGGGCGGCAGATAGCCGGGCAATGCTGGTTGGCGGCCCGGGCGGTTCAACCAATGGTGTTCAATCCTCCAAGTCCGTTGACAAGGTAAGCGTCAGCTATGACACCAGCGCGACGCTAAACCCTGACGCAGGCTTCTGGAATAACACCCGATATGGCGCTGAATTTTATCAGCTGATCACGATGTTCGGTGCGGGCGGTCGCCAGCTATGAGTTTAAAAAGCGGTGTAACAACGAGGGTGGATAACGCTCAGGCCATTCTGGATGCGCTCAAATCCATCGGTAAAAAAGAAGTGCTGGTGGGCATCCCGGAAGAAGACAGCGAGCGTGAGGATGTTCCGTTTGGTAATGCCGGGATCGGTTACGTCAACGAATACGGCTCACCAGCGCAAAACATCCCCCCGCGCCCGCACCTGATCCCCGGCGTTAAATCGGTAGAGGAACAGACAGTGCCGCAGCTAAAAGCAGCGGCGCAGGCTGCGCTTGATGGTAATGCGGCGGGTGCGGAAAGAGCGCTCAACCGCGCCGGAACGCTGGCCGCTAATGGCGTCAGGCGTTACATGACTATTACCGGTTTTACACCGCTTGCTGATAGCACCGTTGAAGCCCGCACGCGTCGAGGGCGTAAAGGGGCGAAAGCGGAGCTTGCCCGACGCGCTGCTGGCGAGTCCCCCGGAACCGATCTGGTGAAACCACTAATCGACACCGGGCAATATCGCAGAGCCATTACCCATGTTGTGAGGGATAAAGATGCCGACTCTTGATGTAACAGACGTGCTTTTTGACCCCGAATTTTGCGACTTCAACCTGTGGGTAACGCGTCGTGCGCAAACGGTGGACGAGGACGGGATCGGTAGCGACAGCGAAGTTAAAACGCAGTTTGCCGGGGTTGTTACCGTTGACCGCTCTCTGGAAAACCGCCGCATGCAGGCCGGGCAGGTTATCAGCGGCGCGATTCTTATCGTGACAACTGAGCGGCTGACGCAGGGGCAGACTGGCCGTGATGCCGATATCGTGACGTATCAGAACCGTGATTATCGTGTGACGTTCGTCGACCCGTATACCGCTTACGGTGCTGGCTTCGTCCAGGCGCATTGCGAACTGTTGCCGTTTGATGGGGGTACTCCCGTTGAGCAATAACACCAGCACAGAGCGCGGCTGGCTGACACCCACCAGCGGCGATCCGGATTATGACGAATCGCTCGACAGGCTGTTAAGCCAGTGGATGCGCAACGTTTCCGGCTTGCCGGCTGGGATGGTTCGCCCGCGCTGGCAGAAAGATCAGCCGCCACTGCTACCCGTTGAAACGAACTGGTGCGCGTTCGGCGTTACCGGATGGCCCATTGATAACAGTCCTGCATTCACCAATCAGACCGACGAGGGCGCTCAACTCTGGCGGCATGAAACGTTCGAGTGCATGGCGTCGTTCTATGGCCCGGCTGGTATGTCTTATGCGTCCCGTTTTCGCGATGGCATATCTGTCCCGCAAAACAATGCTGAGCTGAACGCGCTTGGTTTGTCTTTGGGCGACTATACCGGTCTGACCCCTTTCCCCGAACTTATCAACCAGCAATGGGTTCGCCGCTACGACATGACGGTGCGCCTGCGCCGGAAGGTTGTGCGCGAGTACGGCATTAAATCGCTGGTGGAAGCGCCAGTCACCTTTTTTGGAGAATAAACTATGACGCAGGGCTTACCTGTATCCAACGTTGTAAACGTTGATGTGATCATCTCGCCGAAAGCGGCTACTGGTCGTAACTTCGGCGCGCTGCTGATCCTCGGTTCTTCCACTGTCATTCCGGTGCAGGAGCGCGTTCGTCTCTATGCGTCCGTTGAGGACATTGGCGAGGACTTCGGAGTCGACAGCCCGGAATATGACGCGGCACAGGTTTTCTTCAGCCAGTCGCCGAAGCCGACGCAGGTTTATATTGGCCGCTGGGCGAAGACGCTGACCTCTTCCGAAGGTGGAAGCGTGGAAACCATCGTGCAAGCTGTTAATGCCTGCCTGCAATATACCAACTGGTATGGGCTGGTTGTCGCTGATGATGTTGCTGATGGCGATGATGTGCTTGATGCTGACGACGTGATTGAGGTTGCTAAACTCATCGAAGCGTCCAGCCTGAGCCGCATTTTCGGGGTAACATCTGCTGACGCCGAGATTATCAGCACGACTTCGACGACTGATGTTGCGTCGAAATTAAAGGCTGGCAAGTATGCCCGTACCTTTATTCAGTATTCCACCAGCAGCCCTTATGCAGCGGTTTCAGCTTTCGGTCGCGCGTTTACTGTCAATTTCAACGGCAGCAATACTACCATTACCCTGAAATTCAAACAGGAACCGAGCGTAACCTACGAAACGCTGACGGTAGGCCAGGCTGCGGCTGTGGATGCGAAGAATGCGAACGTGTTCGTGTACTACGCCAACGACACGGCGATCCTGCAACAGGGCGTCATGGCGAACGGTGACTTCTTCGACGAGCGCCACGGGCTCGACTGGTTGCAGAACTACGTTCAGACCAACCTCTATAACCTGCTTTACACCAGCACCACCAAAATTCCGCAGACTGATGCCGGTGTGACCCGTCTGCTTTCCAACGTTGAACAGTCCATGGATCAGTCCGTCACGAACGGTCTGGTAGCGGCTGGCGTGTGGAATGGTGGCCCTATCGGACAGCTGAATTCCGGCGATACGCTGACCAAAGGTTATTACGTGTATGCGCAACCTCTGTCCGAACAGGCGCAGGCCGACCGCGAAGCTCGCAAAGCACCGTTAATTCAGGTGGCCTGTAAGCTGGCTGGCGCAGTTCATTATGCCGATGTGCAGATCAACGTGGTTCGCTAAGGAGCGATAAATGGCAACTTATTCTTTTCTCGATGTAACCGCGTCGCTCACCGGGCCGACCGGCGTTATCGATCTTGGTCAGGGTTCTGCGAACTCTGAGGAAGGTATCACCCAGACCATGGGCGGCAACAAGAACACCATGACCATCGGTGCCGATGGCGAAGTGATGCACAGCCTGCACGCCGATAAGTCAGGCACCATTACGGTGACGCTGTTGAAAACCTCCCCGGTGAACAAGAAACTGTCTCTGGCGTATAACGCGCAAAGCCAGTCCTCTGCCACCTGGGGCAATAACGTGATCGTCATTCGCAACACGGCATCGGGTGATATTTCTACTGCGCGTTCGTGTGCATTCCAGAAACAGCCTGATTTCAATAACGCCAAAGAGGGCGGAACTGTCGCCTGGGTATTCGACTGCGGCAAGATTGACCAGCTGCTCGGGGAGTTTTAACGCATGGAATTCGAAATTAAAGGCGTGAAATATCGCACCGCAAAGCTCAGCGTTTTCGAACAGCTGAAGGTGTCCCGCAAGCTGTTGCCGGTGCTGGCCGGGATGGTTTCTGACTTCCGGAGCGTTCAGGAGAAGATCAGCAGCAAAGACATCGAAGGCGCGATGGCTACCATCCTGCCAAAAATTGCCAATGCTGTGTCCGATCTGAGCGATGGCGACGTGGACGCGATCCTGTTCCCCTGCCTTTCCGTTGTTTCACGCGAGCACATGAAAGGCTGGGTGCCGGTCTGCCAGCATGGCGAAATGGCGTTTGACGATATCGACCTGCTGACCATGCTGCAACTGGTGGCGCGGGTGGTCGCCGACTCGCTGGGAAATTTTTTGCAAGGACTCCCTACCAGCGAGACGCCCACCCCGCCAGCGGAATAACCTTCAACAGCCTACCGGGCGGTGAAGATTTTATTCTTCGTCCGGCGCTTGCCTTCCATATTGACCAGAAAGACCTTAACAGCGGTGCGGTAGACCTTTGCCGCATCGCGCTTCTCAATGACTACCTCGACATGCGCGAGGATAACGACGCCCGGGTAGATAAATGGAGAGCGGCCAATGAGCGGTAACGCAGATACGATTAAAGATTTCCTTGTTTCGCTGGGATTCGATATCGATCAGGCTGGCGCTAATAAGTTTGAAGCCGTGCTGAAAGGCGTTACCGCGAACGTTCTGAAGGTCGGCGCGGTGGTGGAAGGCGCAGCGCTGAGCATTGTCGGATTTACCACCCAGATCGCGAATGGTCTGGATAAAATTTACTGGGCATCCCAGCGGACGGGGGCCAGCGTCCAGGGCATCAAAGCGCTGGGCTATGCCGCATCGCAAACCGGTGCCAGCGCTGAGTCGGCCATGTCCTCCCTCGAAGGGCTGGCTGGCTTCATGCGTAGCAATCCGGGGGCGGAAGGGTTCCTGAACCGTCTTGGTGTCCAGACCCGTGATGCCAGCGGAAAGATGCGTGATACTGCGGCCATCTTTACTGGCGTTGGGCAAAAGCTCAACAACATGCCGTATTACCGCGCGAAGCAATACGCGCAGATGCTCGGCATCGATGAAAACACGCTGATGGCGATGCGGCGCGGCATGAATGGCTTTACCGCCGATTACCAGTCTATGCTGCAAAAGACGGGGTTCAACGCTGATAAGGCAGCTGTTCAGTCCAACAAATTCATGACGTCCATGCGCGGGCTTACGTCGCTGTTCGGCATTATGCGGGACAAGATCGGCTCAAACCTCGCTGGTGGTCTTGCTGGTTCGCTGGACAGCCTGCGGCGGCGCATCCTCGATAACTTCCCGAAGATTGAGGAGACGCTGACCAAAGTCATTAAAGGCGTGATCTGGCTTGCGAACGCCTTCACGCGAATGGCGTGGCGGGTGATTCAGGCCGCTGGTTCTGTTATTGAATGGTGGAAAAAGCTGGACGATGGCAGCAAAAAGTTCCTGATGACCATCGGCGCAATCCTCATCGCCTGGCGTCTGCTTAATGCTGCGTTCCTTAAATCACCTATCGGCCTGATCACCACGCTTATTCTGGCGATCGGATTACTGTATGACGATTACCAGACGTGGAAAGAAGGAGGTAAAAGCCTGATCGACTGGTCCAAGTGGCAGCCAGAGATCGAGCAGGCAAAAAAGGTATTTAAATGGTTACGCGATAAGTTTCTGGAGCTCAAGGACAACCTGGGCGGCTGGAAAAATACGCTCACCATCCTGTTTGGCTTTCTGGCTGGTGCGAAGCTGGTCTCCATGCTCACGGGTATCGGGCGACTTGTCGCCGGATTTATGGGTCTCGGTAAGGCAATCGGCGGATCTATTGGTGGGTTGGGTAAGCTGGCGCAGGGGATCGCGCAGCTGGCAATCAAGAATCCCTGGTTGCTTATGTTCATTCCTGCCAACAATACGCCGACCACCAGCGAAGAAATGGCGTCGATTGGCGGTATAGGTAGCAATATCGTACCCGAAAGGCAGCAGGCATATGAGGCGCTGAGAAAGGAAAACCCTGGCAAAGACTTTTTCACTGATGAGCAAATCCAGCGAAAAATTCAGGAGATGGGACTGGAGCCAGAGCAGCGAGCGCAGTCTGTTAAGCGACCTCAGGCGACAGCCCAGGGCAAGGTATTGCTCGACTGGATGGGGCCAATGTTCAATAAACTGGAGTCGCTTTATCAGCTGCCAGCTGGCCTGTTGAAAAGCGTGGCGATAACCGAGTCGGGTGGTAACCAGTTCGCCATGTCCGGCGCAGGCGCGAAAGGACTGTTTCAGTTTATGGATGGCACGGCGCGCGACATGGGCCTGCGTGGGAATGATGTATTCGACCCGGAAAAGTCAGCTCAGGCAGCCGCTAAGTACCTCAGCCAGCTGTTGCGGCAGAACGGAGGAGACCTTAGCAAAGCACTGGCATCTTATAACTGGGGGATCGGGAACGTTCAGCGTTATGGAATGGGGCTAATGCCGCAGGAAACGCGCAACTACATTCCGAAAGTAATGAGCAATATGCCCACCAGCGCACCGGTGATTCAGCAGGAAACGAATATTAACATCCACGGTGTTTCCGATCCGCGCGAGGCTGCCCGTTTGACTGTTGACCGTCAAAAGGGCGTGAACTCACAGTTAACCCAGCAACTCCCCGCAGGACCGAGATAATGGATATTTTATCAGCGATTTTTCGCCAGCAATCCCGGCGAATTGGCCTGCTGATCCCCAGCGTGGTCGTTTCCGAAAAACATTCTGATGCGCTCGAAATTACTGAGCACCCGGTGGAGAAGCCAACAACGAATAGCGCGTCGGGTTTCATCGCCGATCATGCCTATAAGCGCCCCAGCGAAGTCACAATGGAATGCGGCTTCGCTGGTGGCGGTTCGTTGCTGGACTTCATTGATACATCTTCAATCGGCCTCAGCGCCGGACTGAGCCCGAAAGAGACCTATCAGCAACTGCTGGATCTCCAGTCCTCTCGGGTGCCGTTCGATGTGGTGACCGGAAAGCGGGTGTACAGCAATATGCTGGTGCGAGCCATCGAGGTGACAACGGATAAAACCAGCGAGAACGTGCTGAACTGCACGCTTACCCTGCGTGAAGTGATCATGTCGCAAACGCAGAGCGTTAGCGTTGCTGATAAATCAGATATGCAGGATGGCGTCAGCACATCGGCGGTGCAAAATTCCGGGACGAAATCCACTACACCGCCAAACGAATCCTTGCTGAGCCAGCTGGGCGGAAGCGTTACATCAGCATTCGGGGGATAATATGCAGTTTAACGAAATACCGCTTTCTCCTGACAATCAGCAGTTCCGCGTTTTGCTGGGCAATACCACGTACACGCTCAGGATCATCTGGCGTGATGCGGCTGGCTGGATTATGGACGTGATGGATAGCGGCGGTGCCGCGCTTCTCTCTGGCGTACCTCTACTGACCGGCGTGAACCTTTTACGACAATTTCCACAGCTTGGCATTGATGGTGCGCTGGTGGTGGCTACCGATAAGGGGGCACCAGACGAACCCACCAAAACCAACCTCGGCACATACAGCCACCTTATTTTCGTACAGGAGTAGAAATGTCTCTTAACTGGATGCGCCATTTTGAGCTGCAACTGTTGGACCAGAACGGGCAGGGCGTTTCCCTGTCTGACTTTAAGGTCACGTTCCAGATCGAGTGGGCAGACACACGCTGGCCGCGCGTGGCGAACGTGAAAATTTACAACCTTTCGACCGATACCACGAACAAGATACTGGGGCAGGAATTTGCCAAAATTCGCATCATTGCCGGGTATGACGGTATAGCGCCGGATGTTGATGCGAGCCAGGTCGGCGTCGCCCGGGAGATTTCACCAGACCAGATAGGACAAGTGAACGGTCAAAACTACGGCCTGATTTTTGACGGTGATATTCGCTTCACCGTCACCGGGAAGGACAATATCACCGATTCCTGGGTGCTGATTCAGGCTATTGGTGATCACGAAGCGTTCCTCTATGCGACCACCATCACCACGCTTGCCGCTGGCTATACCGTTGCGGATCTGCACCGGGCGACGATGCAGGATTTCAACGCGTTCGGCGTGACGCAGGGCATTACCGGCGACTTTCCTGATACTGTGTTTCCTCGTGGCCGCGCGATTTACTCATCCACCCGTAACGTGATGGATAATATTGCTGCGCAGTGCAAAGCGACATGGCAGCTGGTGGATGGTCAGGTCCAGATGGTGCCGGAGGATAAATATATTCACGAAGCCATCGTGCTGAATGCCGATACTGGCCTGATCGGTATGCCGCAACAAACGATGGGCGGCGGCGTAAACGTGCGGTGCCTGATAAACCCGAACATCCGCATTAATGGTCTTATCCAGCTCGATCAGGCTTCGGTGTACCGCGCGGCGCTCGGCAATAGCGAAATCGCTCAGTCGCCCGGGCGTATCACCGAAACAGAAGAGAACGGCAACCGCGTGCTGACCGGCACGACGTCACAGGCAGCCAGCATTGCGACGGATGGCGTTTATATCGTCAAAGCTATCGACTATACTGGCGACACCAGAGGTCAGGCGTGGTACATGGATTTGATGTGTTTTGCGCGTGGCGCTCGTGATCTTTATAGCCCGAAAGCAATGCAAGGGACGACGAATTAGTGAGGTGGGGCCGTGAGACATTTACTTTGCACTGTTACCGTGTTCGCGGTGCTTATATCAGCACCCGCTTTTGCGGATCAGCAATGTGGTGATTTTAAAATCCATTGGGCAGATGATGGCTTAGCCAGAATCAATGGCGCAAAGCCAGAAATGCAAAAAATCACCTTCCTGAAAAACAAAGGCGATTATAACAATATCAAGATGGATTGGCGTATGGCTACCGATCAGCCTGGAAGATGGGTTGGTCTTGAGTACATCAATCGAAACGGCAAAGCCATTCTCAACGCACAGTGGTTGCAAGCCAGCATGGATTCGCCGCGTCAGTATGCAACATACGACTGCCGAAAAGTAAAATAGCCCGCCAGATAGGCGGGCATGCGTCAAAAATATTGAGCTTTAATTATAATAAACACAATAATTACGAACAGGATGTTTCTAATTATTTTTTGCTTATGAGTAAGTTGTTTTTTTTCTGTCGATTTCCCGGGAGAGTAAAGGTTAGTGGTATGCGACAGCCCCGTGCCGGGAAGGCCATTTGTCATCTTTACGCCTTTTTTCCCGATGTTAATGGTGGAACCTTTACCACCAATTGAAGTGCTTACTCCGCTTTTACTAATGTTGATCGCGAGTCCGGGCGCAATCCGGATTCTTTTACGAAATCTAAATCCCATTTGTTACTCCTGTAGTCAATAATGCGATGGTGCAGGTCCACTCTATGGCGGCTTCATGGCTGAAATTGATTTTCAATGCTTACTTGTTGCAAACATATCCTAATACACCTTGTGAATGTGTGCCATTGCAGCGGAAAAGCCTTACTTCACACTGATGTAGCTTAGTTACTAAGAGATAATTGATACCAAACCAGCTTCGGCTGGTTTTTTTATGGGGGTTTTATGCCAATTCCAACTCAATCACAGATCGGCGGTGAGCAGCAGACCGCGCAGGCCATTGCCGATTCGGTGTCTACCCAGATGCGCGTAGCGATGCCAGGTATCATTCAGTCGTTCGATCCTGACACTGTCACCTGCACAGTAGAGGTAGCGCTTCGCGGTATTGTTGGCGATGGTTCCACCGAATTAAAACCGCTGGTGGATGTCCCGGTTATCTTCCCGCGCGGAGGCGGTTGCACGCTGACCTTTCCGGTCAAAGAGGGCGATGAATGCCTGCTGATCTTTGCCGACCGTTGCATCGATTTCTGGTGGCAGAACGGCGGCGTTCAGGAGACCGTCGACCCGCGCCAGCATGACTTGTCTGATGCGTTCGCCATTGTTGGCCCGCAGTCGCAAGCACAGAAAATCAGCGGTATCAGTACCAGCGCCGCGCAGCTACGAACCGATGATGGCGCGGCGTTCGTAGAGGTCGCCGCAGGACATAACATCACCATTAAAACGCCGGGCCAGCTCACGGCTACGGCTGAAGGCGGAACGACAATCACATCCCCGACTATCACGCTGAACGGCAACGTAACGATTAACGGCAACTTGTCTCAGGGAATGGGCGAAAGCGGCGGTACTGCGACGATGCTTGGACCAGTGACGGTAACGAATGACGTAACAGCTTCTGGTATCAGTGTCGCCACGCATAAACATGGCGGAGTACAGACTGGCGGGGGAACCACTGGGGGGCCGCAATAATGCGATACCGTCGCGAAGATGCTGACGGCGATTACACTTTCGGGCAGGGTGACGATACCTTCCTTATCGACAGCCCGGAGTGTGTCGCCCAGGCCGTAAAAACCCGTTTCGAGCTGTGGCGCGGTCAGTGGTTTCTCGATCTGACGGAAGGCACGCCGTATGTTCAGTCAGTGCTTGGTAAACAGCGATCTGACGTCTACATCCTGGCTATACGTGAACGCATACAGGACACGCCTGGTGTTCTGTCGATTCTTTCCTTCGATACCAATTATGACGGCACCAGCCGTCGCGTCACTTTCACTTCCTCCATTGACACAATCTACGGCCAGACGACTGTAACAAGCGAGGCATAAATGGCTTTGAACCTCGACACGCTGGGGCTATCGGCAACGGTAACCGCCCAGGGGATTAGTGCGCCTGATTACCAGATAATCCTCGATACACTGACCAGCTATTTCAGGCAGATTTACGGTAGTGATGCCTACCTCGAACCAGACAGCAAAGATGGGCAAATGGTCGCGCTGGTGGCTCTTGCCGTGCATGACGCTAACAATACCGCTATCGAGATCTACAACTCGTTTTCACCGACGACAGCGCAGGCCGCAGCGCTTAGCAGTAATGTGAAAATTAACGGGATCACGCGAAAAGTAGCGACAAACTCTACTGCTGACCTTCTGTTAACCGGTACGGCGGGCACGACTATCACGAATGGTTCCGCACGGGATAAAAACGGCATTATCTGGAATTTTCCCACGAGTGTAGCGATCGACGTTGATGGTACTGTGCTGGTGACGGCCACATGTGCAAATAGCGGTTCGGTTGCGGCGATGGCCGGGACTATCACCACCATTAACACACCGACTCGCGGCTGGGTGTCGGTAACCAACCCGGCTGCGGCAACTGTCGGTTCACCAGCCGAAACCGACGCAGAGCTGCGCATTCGGCAGGGGCAAAGCGTCGCGCTACCATCGATCACACCGTTTGAAGGTGTCGACGGTGCAATAGCTAACGTTGCTGGCGTGACACGTCACAAGCTGTATGAGAACGACACAGGAACAACAGACAGCAACGGGCTGCCGCCACACTCTATTTCCGCCATCGTCGATGGAGGGGATGTTACCGAAATAGCCCAGACCATCAGGGGGAATAAAGGGCAGGGAACCGCAACTTACGGTAAAACTTCTGTGACGGTGCCGGATACCTACGGTAATCCTCACGTCATTAGTTTTTCACGCTCTACCGATGTGCCAATTTTCGTAGCCATTACCCTGAAAGTTTTTACCGGGTATACCTCTCAAATCGGCGAGCAGATTAAACAGGCTGTTGCCGATTATATAAATGGCCTGACAATTGGCGACGACGTTCTGCTGAGCCGTATTTATTCCCCGGCAAACCTTGGCGTTGTGAGTGGTGGGAATGCCCGCTATTACGATATTACCGACCTGCTGATCGGTAAGTCGTCTGGCAACGTATCGGCATCAAATATTGATATTGCCTATGATGCTTCTGCGTCCTGTAGCACCGCGAATATCAGTATCACGGTGACCTCATGAGCAAATACACCGAACTGATCACAAACTATCACGCTACCAAGCCACTCTTTTTTGACCATATAGATCTGAGCACCCGCCCGCTGATTGATGTGTACAGCACTATGTCAGGGCTTGTAACAGCCTTCGATATCGATACGGCGGTCGGCGTGCAGCTCGACACGCTAGGGCTCTGGATCGGACGTAGCCGCATAGTCAGCCAACCGATCACCGGCGTTTATTTCAGTTGGGACACTGAAGGGCTTGGATATGACCAGGGTGTATGGCAGGGACCGTATGACCCGGATTCGGGTTATACGTCGCTGAGCGATGACACCTACCGCATCATTCTGAAAGCGAAAATTGCTATCAACAACTGGGACGGGCGGAACGACTCGCTGCCGCCCATTCTGGACGCTGCAACTGCGGGCTCTGGCCTGAAGATGCAAATCGTCGATAACCAGGACATGACGATTTCGGTCTGGGTATTACCCGAGACTGATATTTCGGATGTGTCTCTCGAACTGATAGCCGCTATCAAGCAGGGTTATCTCACCGTAAAAGCCGCTGGCGTTTGGGCCGGTGATGTTGAAACGCCCTCGGTAGAAACACCTTCCGAGGGTTCTAAATTCTTTGGGTTTGATATGGATAACGAATACATCGCCGGGTTCGATGTAGGAGCATGGGGGACTTTACTCTAATGGCAACAAATAACTTTAAAGCGTTCGCGCTTGATCCTAACGCTAACGTCACATCACAGGCTGACTGGGAAGCGCTTCCGGCTTTGCTGTCCGGGTTTACTGCGGGTAAAGCATCCAGCGCTCAGGTAAACAAAGCCATTCGCCAGGCCAGCTTTATCGCGGCAGCACTGGCGCAGTACACCGCAGATAAGAGCGGTGAAGATGTTCTGGATGACGGCGACATTTCTGGTTTCATCGCGAAAATGTCCGCGGCGTTCGGCGAAGACTTCCAGCCCAAAAACGAAAAGCTGACGGCGTTTTCTGGCCTGGCTGGTGCCGCTAACCGGCTGCCGTACTTCACAGGAGCGAACGCGCTGGCGCTGACGGCGCTGACGGCCGCAGGGCGGAATCTGATCGGGCAGGCGGACGTGCCGGCCATTCTCGAATATCTTGGTTTGGGAGATAGCGATGGATTTGTAGGTCGTCTGCTTGCACCGCCGATGCGATTGACGGCATCGGGGGTATACACCCCCTCGCCTGAAGCCAAATATGCTCTTGTTGAATTGCAGGCTGCCGGAGGTAATGGCGGGAACGCCCCAGAGACGGGAAGCGGCGTTGTAGGTATTGCCGTTGGAGGGTCAGCAGGTGGTTACGCCAAATTCCTTGTAAAGATTAGCGATATCACTAACTTCAATTACACCGTCGGGGTTCACGCATCGACATCAAATTCTGCCACTGTTGGGGGAAGCACGTCATTTTGCGGTGTAACTTGCGCAGGCGGAGCAGGCTCACCCCTTGCATGGACTTCATCTGGCTCATCGCCGGTGCAATCACGTGGTCTCGTGGGCGGTAATGTCACAAATGCCGGAACAACGCCATTGACTTTAATCGAATCCATTCAGGGGTATACGAGCGGTAACGCCCTGTACACGAGCCCTGGAAACTCAGTATCGGGCAATGGCGCATCCAGCAGGTTTGCACCGGGCCCCATTGGTATAGGTGGAAGCAGTGGAAGTGGCATTAATGCTAAAGATGGGGCGGGAGGTAGTGGCGCAAACAGTACCAATAACCCTGGCGGAGGTTTTACGGGTGGATTAGGTGGTGATGGGCTTATTATTCTATGGGAGCTTGCATAATGATAAAGCGGTATGCACTGGTAAAAGATGGTGTTGTTGAAAACCTCGTGTCCTGGAATGGTGAAGGGGAACTCTTCTCTGAATTTGTTACCGTCGAGCTGAATGATGATTCCGTTGCGAGCGTTGGCTGGTCATACGACGGAAAAGAATTTATGCCACCGCCTGAACCAGAAAAAACACACACGGAGCTGGTCATTGAAGCTAAAGCAGAAAAACAATCCCGCCTTGATTATGCCGCAAGCAAAATCGTCGTCTGGCAGACGAAGTTGCTCATGGGCCGCAAATTGACCACTGACGAAACGGCATCACTTAATGCCTGGATGGACTATATTGACGCGGTCACTGTGATAGATACAGAAACCGCGCCAGATGCTATTAACTGGCCACCACTCCCGGAGGTGTAGGCCATACAATATCGGGGGCTTTTGAAGTATCAACGCGCATCAACAGCACCCGATATTTCTTCCATTCTGCCAGAGAAGCGGTTTCATCCTCCGTTGCTATCCCAGCATCAACGGCATCTTGCCGCCACGCAATTTCCTCATCCGCAGCTGTGCGCAGCTGAGATTTATTTTGCTCCGCCTGGACTATAAGCTGTTCTTTTGTCAGCTTAGGGGCCGGACGGTCAACCCAGCACAGAGCGCCGTTCTGGTAATCCAGCATTTTACCAGTTGGCTCATTGCTACCATTAAACGTAGCGGCATCCTCGTCACTTACTTCGACCCCATCAGCGGGCCAGGTCCCTGCGCGCTTATAATCGTCATAAAAAGTGGCGTTATATATTACGTGTTCGGATGGTGAGTAAACTGATTTCATAGTTAACGTCCTATCGCTATATAGCCGACTGTCACATTGATCCCGTTGCCATTCTGGTCGACTACGTTCATGTTCGCAGCTGTTCGATCAAATGTGTTAGTTGCAATAAACGTACGAACTCCCAGAGTGCTGTATACGACGCCTACCAACGCCTGACAAATATTCGGAAACGGTGTCGGGTAGGATTGCGTGAATCCACCGCTGATGGTTTGCCCTGATCCAATCTGGACAAAATGACCTGTAGGAAGCCTGAATGAGTTAGTGTTTCCTGTATTGAAACTCGACATATCAGGAATCTGGCCGGAGCCGGTGCCAACGTTCTTTGTTGCCGCTGTTCCTAAACCAACCTTTTTTATACCCGCTACCGTCGCGCGACATTTCGCCGTTTCTCCTGTTTTCACAACAGGAGAAATACTCATGATCTACGGTTATGCTCGAGTATCTACAAACCACCAGGATACTGAACTGCAGCGTAAGGCTTTGGAGTTGGCAGGGTGCGAGCTTATTTGTGAAGAGCATGCCAGTGGGCGCAAATCTAATCGCCCTGTTCTCAGGCGGTTGATAGATAAGATGCATGCCGGTGATGAACTGGTGGTTTGGAAGCTGGACAGGATCGGGCGAAACGTCCTGCATGCATTGCTGATGTTTCAGCAACTGCAGGAGAAGGGCGTTAACTTCCGCAGCATCACCGATGGGGTGGACCTGAGCACAGCCAGCGGCCGCTACAATTTCCGCAATATTTTATCTGCCGCACAATATGAATCAGACCTGAACAGCGAGAGAACTCTGGCGGGACTGGCTGCTGCCAGATCTAAGGGGCGAGTTGGCGGGCGCAGGCCGAAATTTACCGAAGAACAGTGGAAAGAGATGGAAAAACTAATTTCAGAAGGAGAGCCTCGGCAGAAAGTTTCCAACCATTTTAATGTAGGGATCTCAACGCTGTATAAAAAGTTCCCTGCTTTAGGGTAGGCGCGAATTTCCACAGTGCGCGATATGTCATACGTGCTGTGGATGCACCATTATGCATGTGCCATTTTTGTGCCACACACCATAAAGCATGGTTATCTTTCTTCCATCACGTGTCATTAAGTTTTGCAATGTGAATGCGGAAATGCACATGTAAAACAGCTAGTTAAATGTAACTCTACTAATTCGTAATGCGAAGGTCGTAGGTTCGACTCCTATTATCGGCACCATCTCAACTTCCCCAAATGTCCGTATTCATCCATAAATACCCTGATTTATAACGATTTTACCGTTTTCTAGTCCATCATCGTCCGCAGCCATCCAGTAGAATCCGATAAAGAATGTGTATAGGATTGTGTATATGTTCCTGTTCGGTCATGGATTCCTATACACATGCCTTTGAACGATATGCAGATTCGCCGCGCTTAGCCTGAAGATAAACCCTATACGCTTGGGGATGGGCAAGGCTTGTCATTGCTTATAGAACCTAATGGAAGCAAGAGCTGGCGGTTCCGCTATCGCTATGCCGGTAAACCCAAGATGATCTCGCTTGGCGTTTACCCAACGATCACTCTTGCCGATGCTCGTTCCCGTCGTGATGAAGCTCGAAAACTTGTGGCAGAAGGAAAGAACCCTAGTGATGTTCGAAAAGAGCAAAAGCTGGCTCTGCAAGCAGAGTCAGAGAACGCCTTCGAAAAGATAGCCAGAGAGTGGCATCAACTTAAATCTGCTAAATGGTCGGCAGGATATGCATCAGACATCATGGAAGCGTTTAAGAACGACATTTTTCCTTATGTTGGAACAAGGCCTGTGAGTGAGATTAAACCGCTAGAGCTGCTGAACGTACTGCGTAAAATTGAGAAACGTGGTGCGTTGGAGAAAATGCGGAAAGTGCGTCAGCGTTGCTCTGAAGTGTTTCGCTACGCAATTGCAACGGGTAGAGCGGAGTACAATCCTGCGGCAGATCTTTCCAGCGCTCTCGAAGTGCACCAATCCAATCATTTCCCGTTCCTAAAAGCTGATGAGATACCCGAATTTCTGCGTGCCTTAGAGAGTTACACCGGGAGTAAGCTTGTCCAGATAGCAACGAAATTACTGATGATTACGGGCGTGAGAACCATCGAATTACGCGCGGCATTATGGCAAGAATTTGATCTGGATAACGCTATTTGGGAAATTCCTGCTGAAAGGATGAAAATGCGCAGGCCGCATCTTGTGCCATTGTCTACTCAGGCGTTAGATTTACTCAATGAACTTAAGATCATGACAGGGAACTATCGTTATGTTTTTCCAGGGCGGAATGATCCGAACAAGCCTATGAGTGAAGCGAGTATCAATCAAGTCATCAAACGAATTGGTTATAGCGGTAAGGTGACGGGGCATGGGTTTCGACATACCTTATCGACGATACTACATGAAGAAGGCTATTCAACTGCTTGGGTTGAAATGCAGTTAGCCCATACAGACAAGAACAAAATCCGTGGCACGTATAACCATGCACAATATTTAGAGGATCGCAGAGATATGATGCAATGGTATGCGACCCAGTTAGGCATTTAGTTTATAGGATGGGTACATAAATATGGCTAAAGCGCTGGCAACAATTATGACTTGGGATGATACGACTTGGGAGGAGTTCATTCATGATTGGCTTATTGAATGTCATGCTGGAGAATATTTTTCTAATGAACGGTTAGGGGGAGCGGGGGATAAAGGTCGGGATATTGTCGGATTTGTAACTGATCCGCATAGTAAAGAATACATCTGGCATAACTATCAATGTAAATTTTACTCCAAAAGACTTAGTTTCTCTGACGTTGCCGATGAATTTGGGAAGCTCATTTATTTTACTAAGAACGGTGATTATCCAATACCTGAAAAATATTTTTTTGTTTCTCCCAAAGACCTATCCACCAAATTTTCTGAATTATTAAGGGATTCTTCTTTATTAAAAGCAAAGATTTTAGCTGTCTGGGATGAGACAATAAGCAATAAAATCACATCTACAAAGGTAATTCCATTAACTAAGGATTTGGTTGAATATATAAATGATTTTAATTTTAATATTTTCCATTCGCTTCCTTTGTCTATAATTTTAAGAGAGATAACAAAGACCCCTCTAAACTTTAAATATTTCAATGAAATGTTTTACGCTAGAGACTTTCCTAAATCAACACCAGAATATGATCCATTGATTGAGTCCGTCTATGTGGGGCAGTTATTAGATGTTTATTCCGAGGTTTCACCAGTAGGAAACATGGACCTAACAAATTTAATTGCGCCATTCAGCAATCATTTCAGGGGTTGTCGAGATGATTTCTATTTTGCATCCTCACTAAGTAGATATATAAGAGACTCGTTCGTTGAAGATAATTTTAAAATTCTGAAGCGTTATATTGCATCTTCTATCGAAACTGAATTGTATAAAACTCATGGAAACTCATTTGATAGGTGTAATGATATTTTAAAACAAGCTTCTCTCACTCCCATATCCCATTCCATTTTATCAAAAATATGTGAAGCCCCAGATAAAAAAGGGATTTGTCATCATATGATTAACGATGGTGAATTACAATGGAAAATTTGAGATTGTACAATTCTCAAGTAGAAATCTCGCTGAGACTTGCCAAAATTCTTATGGCATTTAATCCGAATGGTTTGACCATTGAAAAGTTAATATGTCTAGATTTTCTTGTCCTTAATTTAAGTGATTTTATTCCTGAGCAGAGTAGCTTGCATCCTGCAATTCCAAGGCGAGATAGCCAATTGGCAATTACTAGGAAAACATTCACAGATGCGCTTGTTTTAATGAAAAAATATAAAATAGTAGAGGAGGATTATACTAGGCATGGAATCTTGTTCTCGGTAACTGATAAAACTTTTTCGTTCATAAATTCTGTACAGAATGAGTATGTTTCAAAAATGGGGCATAATATAAACATTGCAAGAGAGACATTTGGTTCTTTAAATGAATCAGAGTTGAAAAAGCTAGTGGGATCAAAATTTGGATGTTTGGATAAGGATGGATACTATGAGTCAATACATTAAGATTAAGAAAATATTGATAACGGGTGCCATGCTTGATAATGTTTTAATTGAATTTGGATCGAAACTAACGATTATCACAGGTGGTTCAGATTCAGGGAAAACGTATTTATTTAATCTTATTCGATACCTTTTAGGTAGTGATAAGCTTGAAAATGCAGGTATAAATGAGGCTAAGGGTTATGACTCATCATTTATAGAGTTTTCTATAAATGAAAGCTCATATTCTATTGAAAGAGGGTTACATGATAACTCTGAGTATAAACTATATTTTGGTGGAATAGATACAATTAGTCCTGCTACATTTATTCAGAAAATTGTAAAAAGTGCAAAATCCAAGAATAGCTTTAATTCGATATTTTATAGCAAGTTAGGTTTCAAAAAAGCTCAGGTAAGAATTAATAATAATGGTGGTGTTCAGAATTTTAATTTAAGTAATGTACTTGATTTCTTTTTTATAGATGAAATTAGGATATTAACATCTAAATCAATGTTACTTTCTGAGCAATATGTTGAACAAATAAAAAGCAAGTCTGAATTTAAATTTTTACTAACTAAAAGGGATGATGCCTTAATCGGAGAGGAAAAGCCAAATAAAAAGGCAAAGGTATTTTTGAAACAACAGGTGAAAGATATAATAGATGGGTTAAGCCGCGATCTAATTTTCCCAGATTTGAACTTTTTATTGATTAATGAAGCGCTACATAAAGTTGAAACGCAAATTGAAAATGCTGCAATAGAAGTGGATAATTTTCTGGAGCTTTATGAGAATAAAGTTACGGTTATTAATGAGATTAAAAATGAGATCGGATTATTGCAAAAGAAAAGTAGTTATATATCAATGCTTATTGACCGATTCAAGATGCTCAAAGATTGCTATCTTTCCGACCTTCAGCGAATTAACTCTATATCGCAAGCGACATTTTTCTTGGAGAATTTTGCTGAGGAGTTGTGCGATAACTGCGGGCATACAATAAACCATTCGCCGGAGATAAATTATGAAGATTATTACGCTTCATGTATGGCTGAATCAGAAAAAATAAACATCCAACTGGCTGGGTTGCTTAAGTCAATCAAATCAAACGAAGATGAGTTGTCATCCATTAATTTGTCAATTAAAGAAAGTGAGTTCCTATTGAATTTGGAAATGCCAGAGTACGAACGCTTACATGATGTTGATTTAAAGAACTCCCGGAGAGTGATAGAGGAATTATATGAGCATAAAGAATGCTTATTATCAGACTATTCTAAGCATCAAATTATAAGTGCTTTGGAATCCAAGGGGGATAATCTTGACTTGGATGTCTATAATTCTGATGATTTTGATGATCTGAAAGTTGATGAAATAAATGAGGTAATAAATCAGTTAAGGTTTGTGCTCAATTCAATAAAATTCGACGGGCGCACCGATAACTCAGTGGAATTTGATGAAAACAAGTATGACTTTATCATAAATGAAAAAGAACGTTCTTTATTTGGTAAAGGTAGTCGTGCTGTTATATATGCTTGCTTTGTGATTTCGCTTGCTGATGTTTTAGCTAGAAAGGGAAATCCGCAGACAGGCTTTGTACTGTTAGATAGTCCGTTAGTTACACACTTCGATAAAAAAAGAGAAATTAAAAAATCAGAAGTTAACCCTTTAACTTTAACTGATGCATTTTATAGTTACTTAATAAATTCCAATTCAACCATTCAGGTCATACTAATTGAAAATAAAGGTCCATCCTTTACTGTAGAAAATAATGATGACATAAAGTTGATTGATCTTAACTTTGATGGTGCAACGGGAGTTTTTCCTAAAAAGAGTATAAATTAAATTATTGTTCTGGCGCGCCTGCTAGCTTAAGGAGGCGCTTTTAATGCTGGTGCAAAGGTGGACTTAGGCTGCTCTGGAACTGGCGCTGGTAGGGAGTACAGGAACGGGAGAGTGCATGCAAAACAATGCACCATTTTGATGCATTCTTTAATTGGGGGAAAAATGATGGATTTATGTGATTTTTTTGACTGACTACCCACGGCAGGTTCAGCGCGTCGGAAGAGGTAGATCACACTCTTCAGCGGTAAATTTTTCAAAATTATTTACCCACTAAGCATCATCAAGCCTGTAATGCTTTCTACCGCGTCGTTCTACTCTGACCTGCTACTCTTCTCCCTCATGCCTTGCGTTTCAACAGCGCACCAAAGAGGCGTGATTTCCACCTATCTTGACCCAGCCTGCTTCTTGAGGTTTGTACGTTCGGCACCATTTAACCCCACAGTGCGCGCTCGTAGCCCCGCCACGCCTGCCCGCTTTATGGAGTGGTTTTCATGCAGGTGCATGATAGGCTCTCAACCGCGCCGTATCTGGCCTGGGAAGTAAAAATGCAAGTGCATAAAGTCATGCGATTTCATGCAGTATAGACATGCACTCAGGCTACAGACATCAAAAAACCCGGCACTGGCCGGGCTTAAGTGAGCTTTTCTGTTCAGGTCAGAACAGCTTTCTTTTTTTTCTGGCGTCATGTGATCCTGATACCGGTGCTGAACCGGTCAGACTCATCACGTCGTCCCGGAATCTCAACGGCAATATTTCATTCGTCCACTTCAGCATTAGATTCAGGATAAATTCACGATACAACGTATCTGCATCATTTGTCCCTTCAATAATGCCCTGTATATGCACTGAGCTATTCCGCTCGAATTGCCTGTACTTCATCCAGAGTAGGCTGCTCAATTCGGAACCGTGGAAAATAAAAAAGTCTCGTAAAAGCTCATCGATACGCTCCTCAGTGATGCCATGATGGCAGTTCACATAGGCGTTTGCCTTACGCGCGGTCGTGTCAGCCAGTAGCGGCAGCAGCTCTTCTTTTTCAGTAATCTGCCCGGCCAGTTCTGTGGCTGTTTCCTGTTGTTCCACATACTCAGCCCGAAGAGCTTTCATCTCCGGCGTTACGATGCCGCCGCTCTGGTTAAGCAATTCCCTGAACTGCGCCCGATTGTCTTTGCTGGCCTGCTCAGTTTCGATCTGATGCCGGCGGCAGAGCCCTGAGGTTGTCAATGGCTGCTTCTTCGGCCCCTCTGGCTTCCATCCGGGCCTCCGTTTTTAGGTAGAGGTTGATAATCCGGGATTGGCAGCCGGAGGAAAAGCCTTTTGTCAGTGTTTTCTTCTGGAGGGCTATTTTGTATGCGGCATAAGTTGGGGCATTCAGAGTAAGGTCGAGAGTGATGCCCACATTGAAGCTGAATGTACACCAGAGAGAAGATGTTAAATCAAGGAAGAAAGCCTATAAGCTTGCAGATAATGCTGGTTTATCTTCACCCGCCCGGCTATCTCAGGAATTTCGTTAGTAAGGTTAGTGTTTAAAAAAGCTCATCTTAAAGGTATTCTTGCATGAACATACCAATGATGAAGATAGGCGAGCAAATGGCCAGTGAACTGACGGAAAAAGATCTACTAGATAGTGGTTTTTCGCGTAAGCAATTATCTCGTCTGAAAGAGGTATTGAGCAGGAATGAAAATGCTGGCGAAACGCTTTCAACATTAGTGGATGATCTAAGTAAGCGTTTTTATGGTGGAGTGATTTGTCTGATGCTTATCCTGGCACCGCTGATTTTCCTTCCCGTCTTTTATACCCCCTCTATGCTGGTATATTACCTACCTGTTGCAGCTTTTGGCGTTATTGCAGTCTGGTATCTCATACCGCTAGGCCTTTCATGGAAAGCGCATAAGATTATGAAAGGCCGGTAGCGGGCTCACTGCGTTCTTTCGTTACTCTGCAACTGGTAAAGAGTGTGCCCAATTTTGGCGCCTTTCAACGTTGCTCCGGCGCCCTTAATCGCCAGAGCCGTCCGACTCATGGTGTTTACCTGTCTCATGAAGTCCGGGGCGAGATAACGGTACAGACGCCAGGCATCGGGCTTCAGAGTGAGTTTGAACATGCCATAATATGACGTACTTAGATCTACCATCTGATAAGCAAGTAAACCTACTTTGCGGTCAAAGCCCAGAAATTCTGCCGAACCTTCAAAGCCATCACGCATAAAATTGATGGGTGACACCTTTCCCGCCAACTTCTGGACACTCTCTGCTGCTGAAGATACGCCATTAAGTACCAGCGTTGCGCCAGCTATGATCCCAAGCATATTTCCGACCGGAACGGATGAGGCAATAACTCCAATACCGCCTGCAACCTGCAAACCGGAAATGACTACACCTATGAAATCGATGGCATAACCAAAGTATTTACCATTCTCTTCATAGATCCTGACTGATGCCGTGAGAACAGACTCACCTGTTCTAAGCATTCTGTCCTGAATCTTCAGATTATTATTTTCCTCGCGAATATTCTGGATACACAGCTGACATTCCTGTTCCGTCGCGCCATTCCTGATGGCTTCCAGTTGATATTTTCCAAAATCACGCACATTGTCCTGAAAACGCATGCGTGTCAGAGCATCTTTAATATGAAATCCCGATACAGCGAGCGCTGTATTCATTAGTTGATTCACTTCTAATGAGGCCATTGTCAGGAAATAGCCAGAAAAGCGATTACCACCTGTATAGATATCCAATTCCTTCCCTCGAATCGTAATAAAACTTAGAACATATGGTAGCACATGCAT